TCTTTTTAATAGATTGGTAAGAATTTTAGAATTAAACCTACAAGGCTTTGATCCTACAGCAACTTATCAGTATACTAATACTACTCGCGACCAAAATTTGTTTAGTCGTGGAGACATCATCTGGAACTTGACAGAAGACAGCCTGCAAGTTTTTGATGGATACAAGTGGCAAACATTATACGCGCCGGACGGAAAAGGCGTGAAAGCCGCAGGACAGCTTGGAAAATTAACCGTATCAACAAACGGTGCAACCACGGTTCCTATACTATAATGCCTATCAAAAAAGTAAGCGGAGGCTACAAGTGGGGTAAGTCTGGAAAGGTTTATCCAACGAAAGCCGGAGCACAAAAGCAAGCCCAAGCAGCATACGCTTCGGGGTACAAAAACGGAGGACCTGTGGCAGGAAAATACGGTGGAATGAAAGGCATTGCCGGAATTGCGGCAATGACACCTGTGGGAGCAAGAGGCACCAGAAACAGGCCCGGCGGTAGAAACACAAAAATGCGTGGAAGAATGCAAGTAGGGGTCATAGAAGAAAAGCAAACAAGGGCAGACATGAATGAGATTGCTCGTTTAATTAACCCTCAAACATACATGGCTCAAGGCATGTCTTCAGAAGAGGCAACAGCTAAAGCAATGGAAATGAAAGATATGTATGGAACACCGGAAGAATACAGAAAGTATAGGTATGATAAAAACTTTGGTATGGGTAGTGAATATGGCACTGGAGAAGAATTAAGGGCTGCTGGTATAGATGCAATACCAAGCGCTGCAACCAGTTTCGGAATGCCTAAAAACTTTATAGAAGAAATTATGTCTTATTTTGAAAAGATTGGAACGTTTGCGGGTGCGCCTGCACCAAGCGCATTGGCCGATGAAGTGGCGAAATTTATTAAGAACAACCCATTGGGCAATAGAAGATTACCACCATGGCTAACTGGCGGAGGCGGCGGATAGTATGAATATGTATGCTGGAGCTCTTGACGACTCCATTTTTAGTTCTGATCTACCAACAGTAGAAAGTTTAGGTATGCCTATAACTATGACGCCTATGGATGCGATTAAATTTGCTGGGTGGTACAAAGACAAATTCGGCCATGGTCCAATGGGCCCTCAAGAATGGATACAGTATGGAGACCTTTGGAAAAAAGAAAGCGGTTATTCGATGGCAGGAACCACTGCTGGCGGCCAAGGTTCTGGTTTAGATCAATACGTAAAAGATAGAAATAATAATACAACTGGGCCAACGCCTGTGCCACCAGGGGCAACAAACAATTATGTTCAGTCCTCTGTTGTAGATTATTCTGAAAATCAGTTGGATGAATATGGTCTTCCAAAAGAAGCCAACGAAGGAGATATTTTTACAGCCGCGGACGGAAATGTATACGAAGCCCACACCGCTCAAACCGTTAATGAAGCGGGAGAAGTAACCAACGAAGAAATAGAGTGGCGTCCTACAAGTTTTTCTGTTCCCCCTGGTTCCAGTTCCAGTTCCGGTTCCGGTTTTGGGATTACTGATATCTTTGACATTTTGTCCGGTAAAGAAGGTCTTGAAGGAGACTATAAAAGAGCAGGAATCTGGGGACTTCTTGGACAAATAGCCGGAGGACAATTCGATCAAGGTATTGGTGAAGGGTTGCCGGGAGCTTTAGGTAATATATTGGGTATTTTTGGACTTAACCAAGGACCTCTAGGAGACGCGGCAAGTTCAGGTGATTGGAAAGAGTTGATAAAACAATTGTTTTTGTTTAAAGATGCAAAAGAAAGAGCAAAAGAAATGGAAGTACCTACGGGTCAAATGGCTGCTCAAAGTGAAATAGGAAAGCAGTGGGGTTTACCCACTCGAGAAAGCATGGTCTTGCAAGGCCTTGGTCCAAACTACTTACAAGGACAAAAATATGCCATGAACCTGGGCCAAACAATGCCCGCGGCCACACATACTGTGGGAATGCCTTATATTGAGAAAGGCAAACATGGTGGTATTATGGGAATACAACAAAGTTATGGTGACATCACGCCTGCTTTTCTTGAGCCGGGCGAATTTGTGTTTACCAAAAAAGCAACCGACAACATTGGGGCAAAAAGACTTTATAAACTGATGAAAGAAGCTGAACAAATGGGAATGGAATAATGTCAAACGGAGACGATAACAGCACTACAACATATACAGGAACCTATGGTCCAGAAAGCACCATAGGTTTTGAAGCACCTTGGGTCGAACAAATGCGACGCGGGTATCTTGATAACTTGTGGAACCTAACAAGGCAGCCAATGCCTGTTCCAATACGAGGTGTTGCAGGACTTGACCCGTTTGAAATGGGTGCAAGAGCACTGACTCCTGGACTTGGTGGATTTCAACCTTATCTGCAACAAGCAGGCGGTGCATACGGACAAGGGCTCGGGGCCCTGGGCCAAGGGACACAAGCCGGGTACATGGGCGCACAGGCGTATGATCCAAGCATGGGTCAAGCTTTCTTTAATCCTTATGAAGATCAAGTGGTACAAAGAAGTCTCGATGATGTGTATAAAAACTTTGCACAACAAGACATGCAAGCAAGATCTGGTGCAGTAGGCGCAGGAGCCTATGGCGGCGGTCGTGGAAGACTGATGGCACAAGAACGATTTAACCAATTGGGCAAAGGCATGTCGGGCACAGCCGGGCAATTGAGATCACAAGGATATTCTCAAGCACAACAACAAGCACAAAACGCTTTCATGGACCAGCAACAAAGAATGCAGCAAGCAGGTCAAATGGGTATGCAGGGTGCCGGTATGTACGGACAACTTGGATCGGGGATCATGGGCCTCGGACAAACAGGACAACAACTTTTACGTAATCAAATCGCAACACTGTCGGGTCTTGGGCAAACTGGAAGAGGTATACAAGATGCAATGTACGGTTCTCAATACGACGCTTCTTCTCAATTAGCCAAAGAGCCTTACCAAAGAATGCAGTTCCTTGCGCAAATGTTACAAGGAATGTTCCCGCAAGGACCAAGGACAGGAATTACAACGACGTATAACCCTCAACAGGGAACTCCTCCAAACATGGCGGAAATTCTTTCTAACTTCTTTGGGATTTAAGTATGCCAGGCTGGAGCAAAAGACCTTTATTTAAAAACCCCACCATGATGGTAGGTGGTGGTTATGTGGGTATGCCTAAAGGCATGAGTATTCCTGGGTATCAAGATGGGAGCCTGATAGGTAAAGGCGGAATGTTGTTCGATCCGACTGATCCGACTGATGTGGCTTTGCTTGGATTGGGAATGGCTCCAATACCCGGTGCTAGAATAGCAGCTGGTGCTGGTAAACTTGGAAAAATGTCTAAGAAGCTAAAAAAATCTTTTGAACCCGGCGGAGTCGGAGAACTTGCTGCTGTAGCTACTGGTTCATCTGCTCCATTTTTATACATGGCTTCAATGTTAGATCGTTCACGCAAAGAAGCAAGAGAAGGAACAGAAGGAAAAACAATTGAGCAATTAATTGAAGATAAAAATAGAAAAGCATTTATTAAGCAATTAATTGAAGATACAAAACAACAAGAAAAACCAGATGAAAGACTAGAACAACTGGGTAAAGAAACCGAGTATCAAAAAACAATTGAAAAAATAGCGGGTCTTTTTTCGTCGAGCGACCCAAATCGTCCCCGTTTACTTAGAGACTATGAGTCGAACCTTCACTGGTATGCTAAGAACATTGCCGGCGGACACCAAGTTCCTAAAGAACAGGTTATGCAAGATTTGATGAAAGCCATTGAAGCACAACGAAGCGCACCTGAGATGAAAACAGGGGGCATCGTTGGACTGGAGAACGGTGGCATAATGCCTAAGTTGTTTGAAGGCGAAGAGATTGTAGAAACCAATCCAACCATAAACGCAATGGCGGCTCAAGGCGGTGGTCTTTCGGCAGAGGCGCTTCCAGAAGCGGCTGTTCGTGGTGTTCCAAGTGCTCCAAACGAACGTGGAATCGTGTCTATGGCTGTAGAGGCAGAAGAACTTGCAGAAGAACTTGCAGAAGAAGACAACCCGATTGTTGCAGCAGCGAAACAAGAAGCCAAAGAAAAATTACGTTTAGAGTTTGACATAGTAAAAAGCACAGCGGCTGCGGACGCAGCGCAGGGAAGAGATCCCTCTTTCATTATTAAAGAAAGTATGGACAACCTTGCTCGATCCGCTAAAAACATAGAACAAGAAACCGTAGAAAAATACCCTGAGATTCCATTGAACACTGATTTACTCAACAGCCAAGACCTTGAACCTTATCAACAAGAATTAGTTTCTGTGTTTGAAATGCCTGCTCAAAATGAAGAAATTCCTTTGGAAAAAGATTCGATTGTTATGGCAAAAAACGGAGGCCTTATTCCAGGGTATCAAGATGGGGACGTGGTTTTGCCTCCCGAATGGGCTTGGATTGACCAAGAATTTATTGACGCAGGTTTAAGTTTAGAACAAGCCGAAGCAGAGATGATTAAAAAACACGGGCCCACAATTTTAAAAATGCGTGAGTTTTATGGTGGTAGAGAAACAGAGTCGGAAAAAAAGAAAAGGTATCGTAGCTTAAGTAGTCAGGAAGTGTTAGAGGAGATGCGACAAGAAAGAGACGATCCGCGCAGAAGCAATCTTTTAAGAGCTATGGGTGAAGTAGACTTTATGGGCAGCACTAAACCTACTTTTCTAGAGAGTCTTCCCTTTGCTCAACCCCGAACAGGTGAAGGTATTGAGCGTATGAGTGACGAGTTGAACAAAAGATACATAAAAGAAAACATAGAACTTTTAAGAGAATACAACAGAACTTTTGATGACGAAGGTAAGCTTAAACCCCCGCCTCCTGAACTTGAAGAAATTGTAGTCACCGCACAAAAAAGAAACGAAACAGGGCCAGAATTAGACCAAGCTATTGCTGCGTACACAGAAGCAATAAACAGTGGAACCGAAACTCCCGCTTGGGCAAAAAAGATAATTAGGGACAATCTTCAGAAATCTTCAGAAAACAACGAAGAAGAAACATCAGTGGATTCACCGGAAACTCTTTCTCCTTCTAGTTCAACTGCCAACTTGTTGCAGATGATAAAAGAACTTGGAGCAACCATGGAGACAGGGATTGATACAGCAAAAACAGACGTTAAAAAAAGAGCAAAAGATTTAACCGAGGTTTATGATATTGAAGTTCAAAAATCGACCGATGCTGTTAATGCTGCCAATACATCTATTAATAACGCTTTAACGTCTTACGAAAAAAGAATCCCTGAGTTGGCAAGATTAATAGGATTACGTTCGCCGGGCACAGCTATATTCCAAAAACAAAACGCGGCCAGAGAAGCAGAAATAAGAATGAGGAATGGTGTAGACGACACTAAAATGGAATTAGGAAAACTAGAAAAAGAATTGCAAGAAGCAAGAAGAGAAAACAATCTTGCGGCTTCAAGAGATATTAAAGCTAGGCAACTTGATGCGATCAGTCGTTTAAATGAGCTTGCTATAGAACAAGGTGTTGATCTTAAGATGCAGACAACGATGAAGTTATTAGAGCATGAAATGAGGTTAGATGAAATTAGAATGCAGGCAGAACTTGCACAAACAAACACGGGTGTAAATCAACAATTGATAAGCGCCATGAATGATCTTAAAGCAAGAATAACAAGTGAAACAGATCCAGACGCAAAAGCCTTACTTGAGTCAGAGTTGGATACTTATAGAACCGTGGTCCTAGGACAAAAAAGCCCTCAAGCTCAAATTACTACTGCTTTACTTGAAGGAAACTATAAAGAACTTTTCTCTGCTTATTCGGTGGAAGATATGCAAAGATATGCGCCTAGTTTACAAGGAGAAAAGACCATACAGATTGAAGGCATACCTCAACCTTTGACAGGTTCTTTCCCTGATTTTTATAACTACATGGTTTCTAAGAAAAAACCAAACAAAGAAGTTTATTACACAGACAAAGAAATTGTAGAGATGTGGAAACGCGGTAAGGGGTAAGACATGGCTCAAGAAAACCCTTTTAGTGCTTGGGACCCTTACTTTGAAGGCACTGATCCTACAAAACCTGTTCCAGAAGAAAAAGAAAAAGAAGAAAATCCTTTCAGCGCTTGGGATACTTACTTTGATGATGACCAAAGCATAACCCCAATTACAGAAATGCCTGAAGAAACGTTGCCTTCCGGTGATCCAAGAGACGAAGGCTTTTTCCCTATATTTGGTAGAACCATTGACGAACTGCAAGCAAGTGGTTGGGCGGGCCTACGTGTATTGGGTGAAGCAACGGGATCAGAAAGGCTTATACAAGTAGGTGATGAGGGTGTTCGTTTTAACGAAAGACAAATTGCCAAGTACGGCAGGCCCATGCAAGTTGAAGACTTTGAAGACATCGGGGACCTTGGTCCGTTTATTAAACAAGCCATTGCTCAAATTATTCCTTCCATTGCTGTTTCTTTACCAACAGCAATCGCCGGAGGTAAAGCGGGAGCATTAGCGGGTGGCGTTCCAGGAGCTATTGTAGGAGGTGCTTTGGGTGCTTTCCTTCCTTCTTTTATATTGGGCACCGGTGAAGTAGACCGTGAAATAAAAGCTAGAGCCGGGGAAGATTTTGAGGATCCTGGTGCAGCGTTCAAAGGCGGAGCATTGGTCGGTGCTCTCGATGTTGCCTCGGTTGCTTTTGGCCTCAAACCTTTAATGCCGGTCATTTTAAAGAAAGCTTCTATTAAAGATATTACAGATCAATTAATTTCCGAAGGTGTAGAAAAAAGCGTGGCCCAAGCAGCTGTTGCCCAAGCACTTAAAGCTTCTTTGTTTGAAGGCGGCACAGAAGCAACTCAAGAATATATAGAAGATTTTATGGCGGAATCAGCAACGGGAATGGCCAGCGAAGAAGGACAGCTGCAAAGTGCTTTACTTAACGCGTTTACTTTAGGTGCCATAGGTGGTGTCGGCATGGGTGCCGTGTCCGGTTACATTAGTCAAGGAAAGACCAACAAGCTTCTACAAAACGAAAAAGAAATTTCCGAAGCAATTGAGAATATGGAACAACAAGTGCAAGAAGAAGTCAATTTGCAAGGCCAAAGTTGGAAAGACATGAAGCTAAGAGAGCTCAAAGAATTAGGAAAAGAGATTCCAGGAATGGAAAAAGCGAACACAAAGAAAAAAGCAATTGATTTGCTCACAGATGATGCAATTACTCAAAAACAGTTTACGCTTATGAAAACTTATTTAATAGAAGAGTTTGGAAACCTTTCACCACAAGAAGTCATAGAGAGGGGTGCGTTACGTAAACAATTAGAAGAGCTTGCAAAAACAGAAGAAGGCATCAACGAACTTATTCTTATAGCGGAAACTTCTGCCTTAACGAAAAAGGGAGAGAAAGACATTCCCGTTATTGATGTTTCCAGAAAACAAACGGTAGATTCTTTAATCAATCAAATTCTTGATCGGTATGTGATGGATAAAAGAATAGAAGAAGGAAACTCTACTTCTGTTTTGTTTGCGTCGGCTTTAACTTGGGAGTACCAAAACAGAAAGAAAAATTTATTAAAACTAACGCGTCCTTCTTTAATTAGAATGCTTAAAGCTCGCCCCGGTTTAAAAGCTTCTACTGAAGTTTTTAATAAGAAAGGTGAGGTGGTAGGAAAGAAAGCGGCAACGAACGAACAAATTGTGCAAATGATTATGGATCACGATGTGCACCTCAACATACACGGAAGAAGAAAAGAAAATTATTATGAGGGCAAAGGTTATACGCGCACAAAACTTTTGCCTTTTGGAAAAGGGCGTTATCAGAAAAAAATAGAAAAAGATGGGCCAAGCCAAAAGTATAACATCATACCTGTAACCGAAAACGATGTTAAGTCTCAGACCTGGGGACTAGATCAAACTTGGGACGACTTTGTTGCTGAACACACAGGATTGGGTGGTTCGGCTGTGGAAATTACTTATACAGTAAATGGAAAGGAATTGCATGAAGTTGTGCCAAAAGGAACAAGTAACATAAGAAAAGACGACTTTGATTTTGAAGGAAGAAACGTAACACTTAATGAAGACGGTACTGTGTCCGGTGGTTCCGGTCTTTTTGATAACTATGAAAAAGCAAAGCAAAATAAAAGAAACAAAGTTGAAGTAAAAGAAATACGGTTAGAAGACAATCCCGATTTAAAAACGCAGGGAGATCCAGTGGGTGGGATTCTTGCTTCTCTTAGACATTGGTTTGCTCCCAGTGGGCCTTTGGGTTGGACCGGGTTCATGGCTAAAAGACAACGGATTGGAAACATTCGCAAGATGAACCAGTTTATAAACCAAGCGGCGAGAAGAGCAGAGTTGGCTATTGCTCATTCTGTATCTCATGCAGAATTTGCAAGCGAAGAAATGGCTCAAGAAGCGTTGAGAAGAGCGCTTAATGCAAGCACAAAAAGATTTAAGCGGGATGAAAAAAACGAAACAGACGCGGATGGAAACGAAATTCAAGGAACATCTGAAAAAGCTAGAATAGAGCAAGACATAAAAGAAACTCAAGAAAGAATTAAAATAATAGAGTCAACGTTGTCTACCATTGAAATTTTAACTGAAGAAGATTTAGCTTCTGTTGAAGGACCACGAAAAGAGGCTTTTATTCAACTTAATAAAGAAGAACAAAACCTTTTAATTACTCGACATATTTTAAAAGGCGATCTTTTAGAAATGCAACAAATGCTAAATCCAGAAAAGTTTAAACTTACACCAGCCGAAATAGCTAATCGAACTTTACCGCCATCGCTTAGAGAACCTTTTATGGAGATACGTTCTTTCATTGACATGATGAGTGAACGTTTGTTAAGAGAGTTACCTAAAGATCTTTTAAAATCAGAAAAAAGAGGTCAGCCTTTAAGAGAAGTCATACAAGAAAATTTAGGTAGTTACATGACTCGCTCTTATCAAATATTTGAAGCCGGTGGTTTTTATGATCCGACAAGTTGGTGGCAAAGAAACTTGCCTACAAAGAGCGGCAGAGAACTTAGAAAAAACATAGCCGCTGTTGAAGAGCTTTTGTCGCGTCCTATAGAAGAAGGAGGCTTTGGTTATTCAATAGAGAAAGCTAAACAAGAAACAGCAAAGATTGCTTCAGGTATGGTAGGGCAACAACCTGTTGAAGCTTTCGCCGGAATGCGTGTTTTGGGAAGAGCAGATCAAACTGAAAGAGGAGAAACTGGGTTTGAGTCTTTAGCCAAAGATGTTTTGCTAGAAAGACAAAGAATACCTAAACCCGTTAGAGCTTTAATGGGCGAAGTAACTAACCCATTAGAGGCAGCAGCCGTGACGACCGCTCGTCTTTCTACATTGCTCGAAAACAACCGTTTTTGGCAAACACTGGCAGCTATAAACGAGCAGCCGGGCCAAAGACTTTTTTCTCCCGTACCTGTAAGTAAAGAACAATTAGGGGGAATGCCGGGGTGGCTTGGTAAAGACAAGGGTTTTTATTATCAAGTTAATACAGAGGGTTACAACCCTTTTAACGGAATGTACACAACAAGGGGTGTTGCTGAAGCTTTAGGACAAATGGGTGGCACGCAACAAATGCTTACAAGTGGAATGAATGCTTCTCTTTGGAAAAACCTCGTGCTTACACCTAAAGCTTGGACACAACTTGGTAAAATTGTTCTCAGCCCTCCTGCACAAATCAGGAACTTTATGAGTGCTGCTATGTTTGTATTGGGCAACGGACATTTTTTAGGGATTGCTTCAAATTTTCCTAAAGCCATAAAGATTATTGGGCATGAACTCTTTGAAGGCGGTGTTGACGCACAAGGCCGTCCAATCAGTGCAAAACAAAGAGCGCAAAGAACATATAGGCGCTTGCAAGAACTGGGTGTTCTTAATACCAGTGTTCGTTTGGGAGACGTGCTAAACACGTTTAGGTTGGCTGGTTCTGGAATGTTCCAAGAGCCAGGTGATTTTACAGCGGTTTTATGGAAACCTTTTAATAAAGCGTATAGAGGGGCAGAACAAGCGTATACTGCTGCCGATGATTTTTGGAAAATCATTGCTTATTATTCTGAACTAAACACACTAGAAAAAACATTTCAAACCGAAGCCGATTACATGCAAATGATCGAGTGGTCTAAAGAACTGGGAATGCAGGACACACTAAACAAAAACGATTTTATGGCTGCAAGAGAAGAGTTGGCTGCTTTCATAGTCCGACAAACAGTGCCGAACTATGATTATGTTGGAAACTTTGCTGACATTTTAAGAAGTGGTGTGGCTGCTCCTTTTGGAAACTTTATTGCTTTTCCAACAGAAATAGTAAGAACCAGCGCCAACATAAATGCGCTTGCTTTTAAAGAACTAGGGTCAAACAATTCAAGACTGCAAGCAAGGGGGGCTGCAAGACTTACGGGGTATGGCTTATCCGCTTTCGGTGTTGGTGCAACCGCCCAAGCAATTGGACAGGCTTTAAATGATATAGATGATGAAGACCTTAAAGCAGCCAAAAAATTTCTTCCTGATTGGGCAAAACACAACTTGTTAGTTCCAATAGACAAAAAAAGCGAAGAAGACGGCGGTGGTTTTGATTACCTTGACGGAAGTTACATTTTAGTTTACGACGATCTTGCACAGATTCCTTTTGCTACAATGCGGGAATATGAAGAGGGTAGAGAAGAAGGACGAGGAATAGTGGAAAGTGCTTCAATCGCCATGAGAAGAAGTATAACTGAGTTTATGGAGCCCTACACTGAACGCAGTATTTTTCATCAGGCTGCGTTAGATGTTATGCAAAACAGAAACAACAATACTGGTAAGCCTATATTTAACACTGCTCGAAGAGAAGCACTGCCTTTTAACGGGGCCGCAGAAGAAGCTGCGACTTATCTTAACTATATGTGGGAAAGAACGCAGCCTGGAATAGCTTCAGCGGGAGCAAAAGTATTGCGTGGGCAACAAGCAGAAGAAGCGGCTTATGATCGTTTTGGAAGTAAACAAGAGTTAGGGGATGCGTGGTTGTCTTTCTTTGGTATGAAAGTCAATCGAGTTAATCCTACCGCCAGTTTAAGTTTTGCTTTAACAGATCTTCTTACCCAAAAAAGAGAAGCTAAAAATATTTTTAATAGAGTAGCGTATAACCGAGGTGCGGTAACTTCGGAAGAACTAGAGTCCGCTTGGATAGAAGCTCAAAAAGCTAACTATTTTATAAACCAAACCATTTACAATACGTTTGAAGCAGCGAAAATATTAAATGGGAACCGTGATGAAATAGACACAGTTAAAAAAGAACGTCTTACAAACAAAAAGGAACGAAAAAATATTGTTGATGAGGGTTTAAATGTTGCTATAAAACCATCGGACGCAATTAAAAAACGTTTTGAAACTAGAACAGAACAGTTAGAACGTTCGGAAGGTGTTCCTTCTGTTCGTTTTTGGGACGAAAATGCTTTCGATATTATTTACGATTACTTTAATGATCTTCCTCTTTCACCTGACTTTGACTCTCAGTCTGTTCGAGAAGACTTATAAAGTTATCTAATCGAGTGTTCCAAGCTTCTGCTGCACGCTCAAACTCTCTTCCTTCTAAAACAAACTCTTGGTAAAAGCAATCAACCGAGCACATCATAATCACACCCTTCTTTATTTCTGTGCCATAAACCTCGTTGTGTGCCATTGCATACGCCGCAAGTTGTTGAAAATAATCCCAAAGATATTCTCTACGTCTTTTTGGTGTGTTGGTTTGTTTAAAATCCATGATGGCTTCAGTGCCTAAATGTTTTCCAATCACGTCAGCCGTGCCTGCATACTTCCCTGGATAGTACAACGAGACCTCACAACCATATACTTGGTCAATGGAAGGAAAACCTTGGTCCATAATTGTGCACGCCATTTTATAGGCTCTCTTTTGTTCGGGTGTTTCAGGATAATAATTCCAAATACTGCCTTCAAGAAGTTGCTTTTCTAGTATCTCATGCATCTCAGTGCCTCGAGCAGCCGCTTCTTTTCTTATTCGGTCCGCTTCTTCTTGGCCCACACGCTCAATCCATTTTTGTAAACTGTCGTTTTGTGGTTTTGTTTTTGATAAAACAGTGGTTACAGAAGGCAGTCTTTCTTCTCCGTTTACATAAAGCCTTCCAACTTCACCGGTTTCCCTAGAAAGTTCTTTGTATTCGTACGGAGAAGAAAAAAGAATTTCTGCTTTCACTGCGCCTTGCCGTTGTCTATGTCCTCTGCCAAACGTTTGATCGCATACGCAAAGACATAGCTCTTAGGTCTTTCAGTTTTCTTAGCTATTTTGTCTGCCATTTTTACAATGTCTGTGCGTATAGCTACGCTTTTCCACTTAGTGGTGTCCATTACCTACTCCTTATATGAGATTTATTAAGAATTATACAAAAGTATAAGACCAATATCAACTAACGTCTAGGACATAGAGTCTCCCCAATTCTTTCCTATTTCTGCGTCAACTTTATTTGGTACTTCTAGTTTTACAGAGTCTTCCATAATCTCTGTAATTTCTTTTATTTGCTTTTTGTTTGCCACAGAAAAAACAAGTTCGTCATGTACCTGTAGTAAAGGTGCGTAGGACGCATTGTAGCAGTCTAGCATCGCTTTCTTTGTCATGTCTGCGGCTGACCCTTGTATCAATTTGTTCAACGCTTTATACACGAAAGCACGCTTTATATCTCCGTTGTATTCGTGCATCGCTTCTTTGTATTTCATTGGTCGACCAGTGCCGTATTGTCTTGGTTCCCACATATCAAAGTGAGATCGGCGACCAAGTAGTGTTTTAATGTATCCTCTTGTGCTCGCGCTTCGCATTACTGTATCTGCAAGCTGCCTAACAAAAGGTGCGTAAGTGTTGAAACGAACCAGTATCTCACTTGCCTCTGCAACATCGACTCCTAGTTGGTCTGCAAGCTTGCCTTTGCCCATGCCGTACATAATACCGAGACCAATTGTCTTGGCTGTCTTACGGTCTATGCCTGCAAGGTTTGCAACCTCTTGGTGAAAGTCTGCATCACCAGAAATGAACGCTTCTGCAATAGAATCTGCACCTTCGTACTTAGACCTGTAAGCAAAGTGCGTTAATATCCTGGGTTCTTGCTGAGAAAAGTCAGCAGAACACCACTTTTCTCCTTTTTCCGGAAGAAACAAAGAACGAATCAGCGGCCCCAACTCTTTGTCTCTGGCAGGGACTTGTTGTAAGTTTGGGTTTGACATGGACAAACGACCTGTCACAGTGCCTCCAGTCTCTCCTTTTAACTGTCGAATGTCTGCATGAATACGCCCGTTGTGTGCGTGTTTAGCAATCGTGTCAATAAAAGTGCTGTGCGCCTTGTTCAACTCCCTTATCTTCATAATCTTCTGTGCCATAGGGTGTTCGTGGTTTGCCAAAAATGCTTTGGTAAAACTTGGAGAACCTTTTGCCGTGTGGTTGTAAGGTATTTTGCAAGCATCAAACACCTGTGCTACAGAGTTTGCTGCCCATACTCTTACATCTTTCACACCTGACTCTTTAATTACTTCTTTAACTATTTGTTCTTGTTGCTTAATCAACTGCTTTTTTAGTTGCTCTGCTCTGTCAAGATCAACTCGTACTCCCGTCATCTTCATGTTAAACAAAACAGGAAACAGATCTGTTTCTAGGTTAAAGATGTTCCAAAGGTTTTGATCTTCTAGGTGTATTTTAAAATGGTTCCAAAGTTTGAGTGTCAGTGCCGCGTCCTGTGTTGCATAAGTACCAACATAAGAAGAAGGCAGTCGCCACATTTCTGCTTTCGGATCAATGCCCCACTCTTCTGCTGCTTGTCTCAGTTCAGCCTCAGACTTTCCTTCTTGTAAATACTCTATGCCCAAGGCATTAAGTGTGTACCAGTACATGTTTTCATTAACCAAAGGGGCAACAACCATGGTGTCAATGATTCTGCCCTTCACGTCTACACCTTCTTTCTTTAGCCAACCCACGTCGTACATGGCATTGTGAAAAATCTTGTCTTGTTCTCCGGACAAAACTTCTTTAACAAAGTCCAATACCTTTTTCTTTGGAAAGTTAAAGCCTGACTCGTGTGCAAAAGGAAAGTAATCTGCGTATCCGTCGCAAGCAATTGAAACGCCGACAATCTCTCCGTCGCCGCGGACATAGCCAGGTCCTTTTTCTTTTAGGTTGGGGTCTCTTGTCTCGGTATCTATTGCAATCTCGTCTGCATCAAGCAGTCTTTGCGTTGGAAAGATGTCGGGTGGTGTCCACTCTGTTGGTGGTTGAAATGTTTTAAAGGCCATATTGTAGTGTCTCGTTTTGTGCGTTAATTAAAAAGAGGTTTTCTCTTGCTCGAGTCACGGCCACATAGAACTGTCTGTGTAAACTGTCTGCGTTTAATGTCGCGTTCAGTTTTTGTGCCGGAGACAAGTCTAGCAGTACAGCTACGTTGTCTGCTTCTCCGCCTTTTGCCTTGTGTATTGTAGACAAGGAAATCCTTGGCTCACTGTGCAAGTCCTCTTTGTTTTTTAAGGCTTTCTTAATGAAAGCTATCTTTTGTTCTTTGATCTTTTTTGAAAATACTTCCTCCCAAGTTTTATTAAGACATTCTTTTTCTAAGCCAAAAAGATCCACCACTTCTTTTTTCTTTACGACTTTGCTTTTGTCTTCTTCTTTTGCAGGAGCGGAGAGAAACCCCCTCTTCACTTCTGTTTTACTTAGATAACGGTATATTGTTTCCAATCGCCCCACCGTTATCTTCTTCTTTTGTTTCAGTTCCTTCCACGCATCAACCGCTTCTATCATTGTTTGTGGAATATATCTAAATCCGTTGTGTGAGAAAGGCACACCTTGGTCAACCAATCTCTTTCTTATGTTGTGTCCTTCGCTGTCGCCGTTCAACATGTAGTCGCAAGAGGCAAGGATTAACCACTCTCCTTCTTTCGTAGGCAAAACATCTACGGAGGGCAGTCGTTCTGTCTTTCCCTCTCTGCTTGTAGGCAAATATTTCTTTGCCTGTCGTGTACTGATTCGAGACGCGATTCTCTCTGCCACTCTGTGCACTTCTTTTGGTACTCTAAAAGACTGATCGAGGACCACGGTCCTACCTTCCATTCCAATAAACCGATCCGGACGTGCACCGTTCCATTCGTATATGGCTTGGTCATCGTCACCCGCGATATAAGAAACGGGGACCACGGACATAAGTTTTTCTATCAAACGCCAGTTCAATTCCGCCAAGTCCTGTGCTTCGTCTACAATTAAAACTTCTAGGTCAGGCACTCTTCCTTTATTTATAAACTCATTAATCATGTCAGCAAAAGAAAAGATGCTTTGTTCTTCTCTGTACTGTGCCCAAGCTTTGTTGATCGCTTCCAACAACGCAGGCTCAACCTTCTGTCTTTGTTTTATGGGTGTTCGTAATCTCTCTGCACCGACAAGCCTACAGTTTGCTTTGGCGTTTTCTATGATCTGAAAGTAAGGATCCTCGACCATGGCATCTAAGGATTTACTGGTCTTGCCGTGGTAGTGTTGAGTCAATGGAAAGCTGTACAGTTCTAAAAACTCTTTGATGTCTTGTCCTTCTAATACTCTTGTAATACCCATGGCTCTTTTGCAAAACGCATGGCTCGTACAAAAGTAAACAAGATCGTCTTTGTCAAAACCAAAACGTCTTCTTGCTCTGTGCTTTCCTTCCTCTGCTGCTTTTACAGAAAAAGAAATGAATGCAATCTTATCGGGGGCAACACCTTGGTCAAGGTGTTCTTCTATCTTTCGTAGCAGTGTGGTTGTTTTTCCGGTGCCAGGAGGCCCAAAGAACTTATCTACATTACTCATCTTCCCAATCCTTGATTGGATTGTTAAGTTTAAAGTCGTCTGCGCTCACGTTCAGTGCTTTGTTTTCTTCTGTACTAAGCACCCAAAGAGAACTGTTGCCCATACTTTTGTCTATGTATTTAACAGCAGTTGTTGCGCCAATATTTTTAAGTTCGCTATAGATCTCAGCTTCCTTTATGCCTTTCATCCCTTTGAAATCTCTAATGTATTTTACCAAGTCTCGCCCACGAAACCACCATTCATGGTCATCTTTTTCTTCACTGCGGTATACAGCACCTGCGGCAACAGCCACGCGAGCAGAAGATTCTGTGTTCTTGCAGAACTCCATAACTGCGTCTTGTAGTAGTCCTGATTTGGTCATGTCGGGTGGCACTTCTATCTCTTGTACGTTTTGCAAGAGTGCGTTTAGTTTCATCACCCAATCTTTTTTCTTCATGTCAGGAGGACACTGGTTCAAAACATCCATGCACTTTTGCTGAAACAATGTAAAGCTGTGCAGTTCCCGTGTTTCGAGGACCAGGGTCTTTCCTTCCATGTCTAAATGCCAGAGAGGAGGGTCCGTCAGGTACTTTCTAAGACCTGACAGAGACATCTGTTTTTCAGATGCATCTATACCGTATCTTCTTGTGACGCATGTTCCGCTTTGGCAATGGTTTACCAAAGGAGGTGTGGTACACTTATAGAGATAGTCGGATTTCTCCAAACTATTCATCAAGGCATTCAATTCAGTGTGTGACAGGGGCTTGTGACACGCCGTCTTGTTTACCTCCTGAAGTTTATCGCGCCACTCATCACTTTCCGGATGTACCTTTCTAAAAAGTACGCCGTAAGAAAAGAGGGCATCGTTGCGGGTGCCTTCAGGTATCCCGTTTAGCTTCATGTGTACCAAACAGGGCGGTGCATGGTCCCAAAAAGCTTCGGCAGAACCCTCCTGCCTAGCCTTTCGGCTTTTCTTCACTGGTTTAACTTTATCAAGCGCATCTTCGTCCAGTGCTTTACGCTTGACTTCTTTTAAAAATTCTTCCGGACTCAGTGCTTCTCCCTTCTCATTGAGTCCATATCGTGTGGTGTCTTTGCCGCCAAAGTACGGCATGTTGAGCCAGTTTCCTGTCTGCTTATGTCTTTCTACTTGCTTGCTCCATTGATATTGCTTTGGAAAGATCTCGTCTCCTGTTCTTCCCATGGCCGCTGCTATCTCTTCTAGTTTTGATCTGAACTTAAACGCAGAGACGGGAACCTTTGTAAATAAAAATAAGTGTATGCCGCCCGATTTGGTCGTACAGGGGACCAAGGGCAATGACATGTCTTTAATGAGTTTTTGCAAGTGTTCTACGTCCACTGGGTATTCGTCAACGTCTATGCAACCCCACTGACACGTTTCGTCGTCAGTGATTGGTATAACGCCAATAGATGTTGTGCCTTCTAGGTGCTGCTGCCAGTGGACCAAGGACAAAGGCTCTTGTAGTGTCCTTCCCTTTCCATCTTTCTTTGTGCCTTTTGGGGTTTGTTTTGTACCCTCTATTTTATAAACACCATAGGCTCTATCTAGTCCGGCAAAAGTTTCCATAAACTCTAATGCTATATCTTTCATTGCGCCCCTTTGCAAACAAGGGCCTTCCAGGTGTGTTGTCAAGTATTGGAAAGCCCTTGCGCTAGCAGTCAGTTATGCCCAGTCTTCGTCAGACTTGGACTTGTCCTGTATTGCGGTTTTAGTTGATGGTTTTCCAAGCGCAGACATACCGCCTCCTTCGCAGAAGTTGGCAAAGTCTTGGCCTTCTGAAAACTGTTCCTTGTCGGAGACCAGTGTCTCAAGTGCGACGTTAAAGCCGTACCAAGACCCTTTGTCATTGGACTCTTCCTTGGTGCCCACACGATACAGTTGAGCAAAGGCAGGCGGATTAAACGAGCCTTTCTTTCCTTTCACTGTTTGTGTAATAACCATGTTGTTCCAAGAACGTGAGTGTTTTAGCTGAGAACCAGACAGGTTAATCACGCAACGATAGGTTGTATCGTTTGCGTGTAGGTACCCGTAGTGGTTTCCAGTGTTTACCAACTGAGTTCTGCGACCATCATTGTGTGCAATGATGTCTCTGTATTGCGGATCACGCTCTGCTTTGTAGATTAAATCTGTGTCAGCAGGGTGAACAGCAACTAAACCGCCGCCATTTTCTCTGAGGTTCCACTCAACATAGTTCCGATCATACCAACAAGGCTGAAATAAAAATCCTTCCACCCCATCAATAATCGAATTGTTTCCAGTAAACAAAAAGTCTCCGGCATGGGCATCGGCATGATACTCAGGCTTTGTTTTTTGTAGAACTGGTGATAGCGCTTGAATGATTTGGATTCTAGGTGTCACCAAATCTTCTGCGCCAACTTGTCCGAATCCTTCACCGGCATGTTTTTCAAACAATGCGGTAAGGTCGGTCCCTTTAGTAGACTTACTACCATTCGCTTTTTTATTAGCCATTTTTCTTCGTTCCTATATTATTAGCTTTTTATTATTTTTGTGCGTTGTCCTGTGTACACAGAAAAAAGTTTCTGTGTGCTACTGTCAAACGCGGTTTCGCCACTTTCAATGAGCCGTTTTACTTCGGCTCTGAGAGTAGATGGGTGAACAGCCTCGCGTTGCTTGTAAATAAATTTCTGCTTTTCGAGGGCGCTCATTAACTTTTGCGCAATTTCGTCTTCGCCTGTGTCAAACTCAACACTGACTGTGTTCCTTACAAGATCACCTAGGCCATTCTTACGCAGCCATTCGTGTGCTTCCTGCTTGTTCTTCTCTGTAATTCTTGCGGAGTAGAAAGGATCAACAGACACACGAGAACCATCGTCCATACTAAGAGAACTGAATCCCATGCTTTGCATTTGTTCGGGAATAATCTCTTCGCTGTATTGTCGATACTTCTCTTTAAGCTGCTTTAGTTTTTCCTCGGCGTTTCCAACTTGGCCGCCAAGTTCAAGCATTGCGTTCATGTTTTCTGCCAAAGAATTGAGTTGTTTGTCGTCAATTTTAGTGACTTTCTTCTCAACCGTTTCTTCAAACAGGTCCAACAAAGCATCATCGGGTTTAGTGGACGACATTTGAAACCTCCTCTGCTTCTAGCTGCGTTATCTCTTCGTCGTGTCTAAAAGCCTCTTCAACAATACCCATAACGTATTCTTTTGCCTGTTCTTTGTCTTTGCATGAATCATACGCAAGGCTTGCAAAAAGATGGGTTCCAACAAACACCACATGCGGTGGTTCTAAGTCGTCCGCCGCATCAAAGACTGCTTCTAATATGTCTTCGTTGAGTTTGTTGTGTGCGCTTTTGCCTTTATGGTCTTTTTTATTTTTACTCATGTCTACCTCCTAGTTTGTGTAAACAATGTTTAAAGGAACCACTTCGCATATATGAGGTGTGTCCTCATAAGTAGTATCAATAAATCCTTGGGCCTGTTCGAATGATTCAAACATTCCAAAAGAGGTTGTTAGTGGTAAGTGTGAGTTGGGGTCGCCTACGGTGACGTTGACGATATAAAGTGATGATTGTTCACTGTTCATTGGTATTTCTCCATATAGTTTTCTTTGTGCAACACCTTATCTTTTTCAGGTTGCAAGTGGAGTATAGACTATATATACTTTTATTGTCAACAATAAAAAACAATAAGAAGAATTGTTATATAATAGAAAGGATAATATAAGATGTTAAACTACGAATATCAAACGGTGCCATACAAGCACCAAGAGAAGACACTGGCCCGTTGTGCACACAGAAAAGAGTTCGCTCTGTTCTTAGAAATGGGACTCGGTAAGTCAAAAGTTCTCTTAGACAACGCCGCGATACTTTACGAAGCCGGTAAAATTAACGCACTGCTCATTATAACACCCAAAGGCAACCTCAGAAACTGGGACAAGAATGAAATACCCAAACATTTACCCGACCGCATCAATCGAAAAGTGGTGGTGTGGCAACCCAACCATACAAAAGCCTGGAAACAAGAGTATTGTTCTCTTGTATTAGAAGAACACTCGGACCGATTAGAGATTCTGACCATGAATGTTGAAGCATTTTCCACGGACAAAGGACTTAAATTTGCGCGAAGTTTTGTTTTAGGACACGATACTATGATTGCCGTTGATGAGAGCACATTGATTAAAAACCCACAGGCAAAGCGCACAAAAAACCTACTGGCTTTGTCTCGCGATGCAGAATACAAACGAATTTTGACGGGTTTTCCTGTGACCAAAACACCCTTGGACCTTTTTGCGCAATGCGCCTTTCTCAATCCGCTCTTGCTTGGGTTCAAAAGTTATTACGCATTTAAAGCACGGTTTGCGATTACTAAAATGAGGCGCATGGGACACAACAGCTTTCAAGAAGTGGTGGGTTATCATCGACTGGACGAGTTGCAAGGCATGTTGAAAGAGTTTTCAGCACGGTGGACCAAGGACAAGTGCCTTGATTTACCGGAAAAAGTTTACATGCAACGCTCGGTTGAGTTGAGCGACGAGCAAAAGAGGGCGTATCAACAGATGAAACAAGAAGCGTTGATGATAATTGAGGACGAAGTGTATACCACACAGACTGTTTTAACACAGTTGATGCGGTTGCAGCAAATTGTTGCGGGTAGTTTGCGCACACCGGACGGAGAACTACAGCTTCTTCCCAATAATCGCATTAAAGAAACCTTGTCTGTGCTTGATGAAGTCAGTGGTAAAGCTATAATTTTCGCCGTATTTCAAACAGATATAGAGCAGTTGACTAAAAAGATTGCAGAAACTTTTGGCGATGACAGTGTTGCTTCTTATTATGGTAAGACACCACAAAAGGATCGTGAAAGTATTCTAGATCGTTTTCAGGATGAGAAAGATCCGTTGCGTTTCTTTGTCTCCAACCCACATACCGGGGGCCGTGGACTGACTCTTACTGCTGCAAGTTATATGATCTTTTATTCCAACAGCTATGACCTGGAGTTGCGCATACAAGCAGAGGACCGAATACACCGGATTGGACAGGAAAAAAGTTGTACTTATGTAGATATGGTGTGTGAAAATACAGTAGATGAGAAAATTTTAGAGTCATTAAAAAAGAAAGTGAGTATATCCAACGAAGTGTTAGGCGAGGTGCGAAAATGGTTTCAAAACTAAGACGCAGATTGCCTCGTCCTGATGCAAAGAAAGACACCCAAATAAATATTCGCATTACGGCCATAGAAAAAAGAAATTTAGAGATTATGAGCCGGAACGACATTCGAGGGACCAGTGACTTTGTGCGCCGTTTGTTAAACAGAGAATGGAAACGTCTTAGAAAGAAAGAAGGTCAAGCCAACATCGATGCGATGATTGATAACTGGAATGATGGAGATTTTGATTGACTTTTTGTTGTTTTTTGAGTTATTGTATGGGACATGATACTAAGAGACTCACAAACAATATGTTTATCGCTCTCTGCGGAGAACTTTGAAAAGTTGAGGACGGCTTCTTTGGCCCGTGACATTACGATTGAGGAACAGTTGCTTCGTTATATAGCAAAAGACTATTCCAAGAACGGCGACACCATGGAAGCGCACCTTGATGCAAAGGGCGAATACTTAATGGGCTTATCAGAAGCGCGTAATTCATAACGGGTTGGCTTAACTCGTCGAGTTTTTTGCGTTCGCGCTTCTGTCTATGGTAATTATGTGCGCAAAAAACAATAGGCTACCAATGGGAATTGAACGTTCTCGCCCCCTGCGCGTTATTTTAACGTTGCCATTGGTTCTATCCTAAAACGACGTTAAAAAAGGGGGCACCTTTCCTTGACATTATAAGACTAATCCTTATACTTCTTATATAAGGACGCTTTCCTGTTTTTTGTATTTTGATATAGACAAACTAAACAATAACTTAGTTCTCAATGTTTACAGGAAAGTGTTCTATAAGGAAAAAACCATGAACATATTTTATTTTGACAAATGTCCGGTCCAAGCAGCAAGGGCGCAACCCGACAAAATGTTGGTGAAGATGCCTTTAGAGACTGCGCAGATGTTGTGCACTGCACACCGAGAATTAGACGGCGATGAATACGCAGATAAGGTGGGTCTCTACAAAGCTGCTTACAAGAATCATCCTTGCACGATCTGGGCCAGAGAAACCAGTAAGAATTATGAGTGGTTGCTCAGACATTTTCTTGCGTTGGGCGATGAATACGCTTTTCGCTACAGTAAAAAACACAAAAGCGTAAATGACTTGTATATTCTTTTGTCTCAGTTGCCTTGGAATATGCCTTTAAATGCCATGACACCAATTGCACAAGCGATGCCTGACGAATATAAGGACGAAGATCCAGTCAAAGCGTATAGAAATTACTGTATCGCTGAAAAAACCTACGCGAAATGGGAAAAAGGCAGAGAAAAACCGGAATGGTGGGTATGAAAATTGTCGTAGGTCTCTTAATTATTCTCCTGGGTTTTGTTTTTCTTGATCTGTCCACACTCGTTTTTAAAAACGATCTTTATTTGCTTACGCTCTTAGGGACTTTCAATAATCTTTTTTCTTTAAAGGTTGGATGGGCTTTTCTTCAAGCAGTTATCAGTCTTGCTTTGATTGTTTCAGGAGTTAAAATAATAAAATGCTCTTAAAAGACATACACAAACTGATGAAGTCGGGCAGACTTCAAAAAGTCATTAACAAAACTTTTAAAGAAAGGAGAGGAAGTGTCAAAGATAAGAAGTATAGCCGGACGAGGACCAAAAAAACTGGCTGACTGGGCTGAGTTTTTGGAGAACACAGGTGAAGCCATGTTGGTTGCAGACGGATTTGAAGAAGCCTTTATGGGTGTTTCAAACGAATGGGGTCCACCACGGGCCGTCTACAGTTACGATCATTGCGTTCAGGTGCTTACACGAGACATGAGCCTTGAAGATGCAGTTGAACACATGGAATTTAATGTAGTGGGTGCTTATGTTGGAGAACAAACACCTATTTTTGTAAGAGAATATGTATAAAAGCCGGAGGATATAATGGCAAAAAAGAAAGAACAACGAAAGGTTATTCCTTTTCCTACTAAAAAGAAAAAACACGATTCTTGTGAGGCGTGTAAAAAAGAACTTGTTGATGAAATTATTTGGTTGGCAAAAGATGGAAAACAATATTGCGATCATTGTTATGACAATGTTTTTTATCCTGAATACTACGGTTTTACTAGAACGGAATTTGAAAAAGAAAAAGCTGCTAAAGACACAAAGAACGCTGTTTTGATGTGGGAGCATCAAAAATCACCACCCAAGTTGCTGCATTAAGTATGAAAAGAACAAACAACACACGATTAAATCCAACGAGGCCCTATGTTGAGGGCGTTCATAAAAAGAAAACCGATCCTGAGTTCTTAGCTTGGTTTGAAGAAAACAAAGGAGAGTTTGCACCTTGGTTCGTTAAAGGTGTTAAAGAAGGCAGCAATCTTTGCACGGCTTCTGCTGTTTGGGAGTGGGAAAAAGCAACCGGAAAAGCTTATGACGACTGATAAGGAGGATATGGTCAACCATCCGCCTCACTATAATCAAGGTGGAATGGAGGTGATTGATGTCATTGAAGCGGGAATCGGGGACCAGGGTTTTGTCGGGTACTTGCTCGGGAACGTTTTGAAGTATCTTTTGAGATTTCCACACAAGGGCAAACCAATCGAGGATCTAAAGAAGGCCCGGTGGTACTTGGATCGATTGATACTTGTGGTTTCAAACAAAGAAAAACCCACACCAAATGAATGATGTGGGTTTTTGTTTTACTTGATAGGTTTTTTGAATTGTAACTTTCTGATAGTCGGTAATGATTTTTCAAATTCCTTTTGCAAGTATTTTGCTGGAAGTGGTGGATTGAACTCAAGAGTACAGGTGTTTAGGTAATACCATTCTCTGTGTATCTTTCCCTCGTCTTCTGTCCAAAAATCCTGCACTAGAACTAGATCAAAAGAACAAATGATTTCATCATCGTAGTCCCAATAACCTAAATAAGATGAAACAAGACGCTCTAAAGAGCCTATCTCAATGTGGTCGTGGTCAACAATGTCGTTTTCGTCTCCAAGAGTTTCCATGTCCCATTCGTAGTGTATTCTTTTTCCAATATAGTTATTCATATTTTATTCCTTTTATTATGATTAATTAAAATTAAGTTTTGCTTGGTGTCATGTTGTCCATGCACCCTTCTATGGCATCTGATTGTTAAAGATCGCTACTGTCACTGTTCTTGCTACTCTTATATTATACCATGTGTCTTACAGCCCTTTGTTTACGGGCCTTTCGGGAGGGGTCTGTTTTTGGAATGATGGTAAAAAGAGGGGAAAGGACCGGGGACCAGTGCCAAAAAGGGCTTCTTTTTTAGAATGAGTCTAAAAAGTCTTGTTGTTTTATGCGGGGTGTTTTGTTGTTGCGATACAACAAACGTGCAAAAACCTCATTTCTGCAAAAGTAGAACTGAGGTAGGAATTATGCCTTGAACATTCCCTATATACAGTGTTTTTAACTAAATCTCATTTCTAAGTTCTATTTTTACAATTTTTTGGTTTTGACTATCAGGACCAAACATTGAAAACACGACTGAGAAACTGAGATTAGCCTCAAAGCCTTTACCTATAGGGGTTTCGGTCTCATTTCTACCAACTGAGGTTGAACTGAGAAAATGAGATTACTTTTTCTTACGTTTTTGTGCTATATTTTGCAAAACGAGGGTTTTTATGAGCAAAAAGAAACAAAAAGGACCTCCTGGGTCCAATAACCCAAGCGGAAAGAACGTTCCGCACCTTACAGACAAGCAGAAACGCTTTGCAAGGGAACTTGTTTACAATGATGGCAGTAAAACCAAAACTCAATGCGCCATTGATGCCGGATACTCTAAAACAAGGGCCGGAGTTTCGGCTGCCGAACTTACCAACCCTAGAAAATACCCCCTTGTTGTTCGCCACATTCAAGAAATGCAAGGAGAACTTCAACAAAAGTTTGATGTCACTTTTGATAGACACATAAGAAATTGGCTGAGATCCGTGACCAAGCATTAGAAAAAGGCAACTTAACTGCCGCCGTTTCAGCCGAAGTGCAAAGAGGACGTGCTGCCGGATTATATATAGATAGAAAAGAAATACGAACAGGATCGCTTGAGTCCTTAAGCGAAATAGAATTGAAACAAAGAATTGATGGTTTTTTAAAAGATTATGCGCCTTTGCTTGAAGCAGAAGAAGGCGAATACGAGGAAGTTTGATGGTTCTTTACACCGAAAAGCAACTAGAAGGGTGTTATAGAGTTTATTGTAAGGAACAAAGTAAAAAAGATATGCCCTTTATGTCTCTTGCTGACTTTAGGGCTATGTTTGAAAAAATGATGTCGACTATTTACCCTGTCTAATTACGGAAGTTCCCAGGTCCATGTTTCGTTGTCGAGTTTTCTCCACCCCCTACTAATTAATTCAATAGTTATTTCTCCTGTAACTATGCAGTCAACCAAAGGCTCTTTTTTAAGTTCGTGGTGTATTCTTAAAAGTTCTACATCAGAACATTTCGTGTAATCCTTGCCTTTTTTCTTTGGTTTTGGCTGTTCTTTTTCCATAAACCTATTAATCAACCAATCATGGTTTTTTCTGTAGTATCGAAACACGTTCTTGTATTCTTCTTGCCCGTGTTCTCGTCTTTCTCTACAATTTCTGTCGAACATTCTAAAAACAAAAACCCTAAAACCATCGGTTAAAAAGTTTTCTCGTTCTCGTTCTGACACAGGAAACAAAGCTAATTGTTCCCACTCGTTCTTACGCCATATTTTTGTCATGCGTCCTCCTTTTGCTTTTTGTAGATCGCTTTCGCTCTCTGTATTAATAAACTACTAACTTGTGGACTTGCCGACTCGTTAGGATTCCAAAATTTTGTTTGGCCTGTCTCTTGATCTACTTCAAATCGTATGTTGCCACGACCAAAACCAAGATGAACAAGCCCCGTTGTTTCTGAGGTGTATTTAACCTTTGCGCCATTACTCATAATACTTAAACTCCCATTTATTGTGATCCCATTGCAACGTGTTTAATCTACATTCCCAACAAACATAGTCCACCGAAGGGCCACCTTCATCGACCACACAATTACCATTAGCACAATCAGGATTTGCTTTATATTCATTACCAAGACAATAAAAAACTTCCTCCCAATACTGCGTAAACGGCAGAAAATCAAAGCCATCTGTACTATCAATGTGGCCCTTTTCTTTTTCTGTCATCGCATCGTATTCGTCTGCACGTTTTTCCATTTCATCTAAGTAAGGAAACTTTTTATGCAGCTCTATTAAACTTGTGCCTTCACTCATCGCTTTTCTCCTCATTACTTGTTCTTACATCTATGTATTTATCCCAATCTTCTTCTGAAATAATATATTCGACCATAAACTTTAAGACCTCTTTGTTTTTGGTATTTTCTAAAGCCACTAAAGTTTCATAAAAACAAGAGGTATCTCCTGTTTCAAAACCATTTTTAGTGTCTTCGTAAATTTTATCTGCAAGTGATATTTTAGGTTCTTTATCATTACTCATCGCTTCCCCCCTAGTGTTCTACTATGTACTTTCCAATAAATAATGAAATCAGATATGACCTCTAAAGCTGATCCATATTTTTCTTCTTCCCATGAAGGTCTTGGGGCCAATGTTTCTAAATACTCAACCGCTTCTTCTATCTTGCTTAAGTCTTGTTGCAAGAAATGACTGAGCATCTTGTCTCGCTTGATTGCGGGGTTTTCCATAACCATTGATCTAAATAAATCCATAATCATTCCCCCCTTTCACACATTTCTTCTTTCAGTCTTTCAACCGCTACATCGTTTTGAAGAATTTCTTCTTCAAGTTCCCAAAGATCATCAGCAATAACTTTAATTTCTGTAAGTTGATTGTAAATAACTTTGTCCTCACACTTGAAAGCATCCTCTGATACAGAATCTATTTTTTCTCTAAGGTCATATATAAGGTTGTTAAACTTTTTATACAAAGACTCAGGCAACCGATTATGCCTTACTACTTTTCCGTACATAATTGTCATAATTATTCTCCTAAAATAATTGTTTTTGTTAATATGAAAAAATCCATACTACATATAATACAGAATTGTATATACAATGCAAATAAATATCCCATAAGGTAAATTTACTTTGGCAAAACTAGAATCTAATTTTTGGAAACAAGTCAAAAACAACCTCAAGGAATTTCAATGGGTTAGGCTAGAATCTTGGGCTACAAAAGGTGTTCCTGATCTCATGGGCTTTACTGAGGAAGGTGTAATCTTCACAATAGAACTCAAAGTAGCGAAAGGTAAGTCCGTTTCTTTTTCTCCCCATCAGATTGCTTTTCATATCGAACATCAAAACTCGCCCTGTTTTATCTTGGTCAAGGCCCTCTCTCCTTCCACCCCTAAAAAATATGGGGTTTATCTCTTTCATGCCAAAGAAGTGCGTGAGATCGCTGATAAAGGGCTTGATGCCTCTGCTATATATAGCACCTCGTCCCCTGTCGACTGGACCGAGGTCCGTGATTCCTTGTTGTCTGCCCTTTGACACTTGTCCCCTCTCCGTGTCGCCTCTGCATGACACTTGTCCCCTGTCCTTGTTGCCTCTGCATGATAAATTTTTTGGCTCGTTGTCGCTTGTGATCTGTCCCATATTATTGTATAGTATGTCAGTATGGGAGAAGTCTTATTAAATATTTGACACAATGGGAGAAAAATGCTATTCTAGGGGTTCAATTTAATTAAAAAGGAAATACCTATGGAACAATTAACTTTTGAAAACATAGAAACAGATGAGGACAAACCAAGAATAGCTGACCTTAACTATAGAGTAGTCGTGCAAAACAATGTGATCGACCATTCCATAGCCATCAGCGAGCTCGATGAGGAGCTTTTTACTCAAGAGCATTGGAACGCACTTACTAAAGCAATCAAAAAATACTTGGAAGAATGCCAAGACCCCGAAGAAAGGCTTGTAAAAGCATTGTCGGGGTGGCTTCCTAAGTAGCCCCTCCCCCAGTCCCCTGTCCGTGATCCGCGGACAGGGGATTTTTTTGCGCCCGTCGCCTGTGCATGACACTTGTCGCCTTTGCTTGTTGTCCGTCCGTGTTGCCCTTGCATGATAACGACCGCAATGGGTTAGGTTGGTGTTGGAAAATAGTTGTACATTTGTGGGAGTTTTCGTATATAATAAGGGTTCAATATTAATAACTAGGAGAAATCCAAATGGCAAAGCAACTAACAAATAAACAAATCGAAACTCTTGCAAAAGCAATCGTTAGACAGGTCACGAAAGTCGCCGGTAAAAAAGCGAGCAAAGACCCCAAAGCGAACAAACTTCTAAAAGACTTAGAAGTACTAGATAAGAAGATCGCTAAGATGGAGAACGAAAGGACAGCAGTCGTAGAAAAGCGAGACAGCTTAATTACGGAACACAACAAGTCGAGCAAGGAAACCCGAATTGAGCGAGAACATACCTACATAAACCACTGTAGAGAGGAGAGGTACATGGTGCTTCCTCAAAAAGAGTTCGCTGATGGTGTCAGAAGTTCATACGAGTTGCAAAACCGACTCGAAGAAGAGATCGTTCTCGAACACATGAAGCAAGATGGCGATACTGTCGCCCTTCAAGAGATACTCATTGAGAGGTTTTCCGTTTAAAAATAGGTAGGCTCGCCCTAAGATTTTAGTGGGAAGAACTTCTGAGATTCCTGCGAGAGGCTACCGAGAAACCCCCGTCAGAAATGTCGGGGGTTTTCTTTTGTCCGTGATCCGCCTGTCGCCTCTGCATGACAAGTGCCCGTTGCCCTTGCATGATAGAGTTTTGATCTAGGTTTTACCGGCCTGCATGATCCAGTTGCTATATGTCCCATAAGCTGATAACCTATAGGTACATTCAATAAATAAAGGAGAACAATATGAATGAGCAACTAGAACTAAACCTAGATCCAATAGACTGCGACATCTGCGAAGGCGAGATCGAGCCTGATGAACATGGGTGGCAGTACGGATACAATGCACGACCTTACAAAGACGGAAGAGCCTGTGCTTTATGCAACTCCTTTTTTGTGTTGCCCATGAGATTGGAAGGCATCAAAAAAGGTGGTTTTGTTAAGCCAGAATAGATCCTAGATCAGCCCCGCGTAGGATCACTACGCGGGGTTTTCTTTTGCCTGTCGCCCTCGCATGATCCCCGCTCGCTGCCTCTGCATGATACTTGTTACCCTTGCATGATACGAATTTGGCCAAGGCCAGGTATACGGCCGCAGAAAAGATCTTGACAATATGAGACTGCTCTTATATCCTGGACACTCAACTATTAATTAGGAGTAAACCCATGGAACTTTTAAAAACCTTTAATAATCTATTTGATCTTTCATACTTAAACGGAAAGCCAAAAGAGCCGGTTTGGTTTAGAGAACCGAACCCGTCAATAGAACAAGAACTGGAGGGCCGATGCCGAAGCATTGCGGAAGAAATCACCGACGGGTTGAAGAACTGTGACCCGGAGATCTTCAATCGATGGTATGAAGAAGATGAACCGGAGGATTTTCAACCTCACGCCTGGGATTACATCGAGGATATATTAGGTATTCAATATGTTGTAAGCGGTGATTGTGAGTATCTCGGGGCGCAGATCACGGTCAGCTATGGTGGTCCTAACATTTACATTCACACGAGAAGCTGCACTGTCAAAGGTTATTGGGGAGGCGATCAAGCCCAATGGGGATATGTTGATAATATCGGCCTGGACGACGTTTGCGAAGAACTCTACAACTGTGGGGCGAACCGTGGTTGAAACCTTTTTTATAACCGCCGTGGCTTTGGCCTTTGTCATTGGCATACTTGGCATACTTGTTACCTTTAAGTGATCCGGAGATTGTCCATTGTCTTGATCTTTTTGTTGTTCTACTTGTTACCGATGCTTTTACGCATCTGAGCTTGGTCCCCGAATCTCCTAGTTGTTGATATTGAACCGGGGACCAAGTGCTCTTGACATTTATGGGAGATGTGTCATACTGGGTACTCAATTAACAACTAGGAAGAACAAAATGGAAAAAATTAACTATCACACACACAACGGGCGCATTCATGCAGACACTCGAAAAATTCTAAATACTTTACCAATAGAAACACTAGAATCGATGATTGGAGAAATTAAAAAAGAATTGTTTCGGATTCACAAGGAGCATGGAGGACAAGATTCTTTTGTACATAAAAAAACTATAAACCTAGAATTAGATGTTCTAATGCTTAAATCATTAATTAAAAGAAAAGCGGGGGAAAACACATGAAACAAGAATCATTAACATACGAGGAAATCAGATCACTTATTCTTTTAGTGTATTTGAATGTCAACTCAATCGATAAAGATCTGATTAAGTACGATATCGAAAATGACGACTGTTATGGATTTGATAGCATTGAAGGGGCACGAGAGCTGGAAAGAAAACTTTATGTTATGAAAAGAATAGCCCGACGACGAGAGGCAGCCATACCACGATGGGAGAAGGGTCGGATCAAGCCCAATGGCCACGGCTCAATTACCTTTAAGTGATCCGGAGAATGACTAAGGCTAAGCACTAACCCAACCCCTAATAGCCCCGGCACCTATCCCCCAGGTGTCGGGGTTTTTCTTTGTCCCTTGTCGCCTTTGCATGATACATGTTGCCCCTTGTCGCCTTTGCATGATACGCGTACGCATACACACACCTGTGCAGGAATAACAGGGGTGCGTCATAATTTGACGCATGTATGGGAGTCATGGTATACTGGGTACTCAATCAACAATTAGGAGAAGTCTTATGACTCATTTTAACACTATGCCCGAAGTCGGTGACACTGTTCAGTGTGACGACTGCAGTGGTAGAGGCTGGTACTCTATGTCTCCAGCCACGGACGATGAAAACTATAACGACCACTATCAAACCGATCACAACTGTCACAACTGTCGTCGCACCGGTAAACTGGTTGTAGTAGGCTTTAGCAAGGACGGAGTTCAAACAGCAGCCCCTGAGTCTGACTGGGTCTATGGCGAGGACGGAGACTACAGCTAAGCACTAACCCCTAATAGCCCCGGCACCTATCCCCCAGGTGCCGGGGTTTTTCTTATATGGGGATCCTATTGCGCAAACTTCGTCCAGCTTTCTCGAGCCCGAAAACTTTTCCCCCCGCGTGCCGCGCGCGTCTGGGATCTGACTATAAGAGAAGGATTGAGACACAAATTTTCTACAGAAAAAATTTCGCACTTTTTTGTTAGGAGTCCCTACTCAGAAAAATTTTATATTTTTTTGCTAGGAGTCCCTAGCCCCCCAAAATTTTGTGTATACTAAAAAATATGGCAAAAACAAAAACTTGCATCACTTGCAATCGAGACCTGTCAAAAGACGACTACACAAAAAAGCGTAATGTCTGTAAGCGTTGCACTTCTTTTCAAAGAAACGTTGCAAGAAACCAAACACCGGAATCGTATCTTGCTGTGGTTTACCACAAACTAAAAACCGCAAGAACCGATATGGAGTGGGATATTGATGCAGACCATATAAATAAATTGTGGCACAAACAAGAAGGACGTTGTGCTCTGTCCGGCGTATTTATGACATGGCACGCGGGAGAAGGACGCCAGGACCTCAATGCCAGTATTGATAGAAAAGATCCCACAAAAGGGTATATAATAGGCAACGTCCAATTGGTGACACAAAGAGTAAATACCATAAAACACACGCTGGGAGAGGGAGAACTCTACTGGTGGTGCAAAAACATCGTAGTTAATAAAGAAGATGCCAACTAAATTTAAACCGACAGAAGAAACCTATGACCGTCGAACACAAAAAACAACGGTCACTTATCACTGGATCAAAGGAACGCCCCTACAAGATTTGCTGGCAGCAATAGACAACCCGAACACCAAACCAAAATTAATCCATAAATTTAAAAAAGAAATATTAAGGAGAAAAAAGTATGGAAACGGAAAAAACTGAAAAGCTGACAGCCCAAGAAGTTGGGCAATACTGGTACAATCGCGGCTTCCGTGATAAAGAGCTACAACAACGCGTTGCAGAAACACTGGCAAACGAGGAATTGATAGACGACAACAGCGAAACCTGTAAGACCTGTGACTAAATTAAACACAGAAAAACTGCTGGAAAGATACCCAGACGCAGCAAAACAACTCCTTGATATGCAGCAGGCGCTAAAAGCCAAAGAACTGCAACGAGTAGGACAAGACAGCTTTATTACTTACATAAAACACATGTGGCCCGACTTTATTGAAGGGCGACACCACAAGATTTTTGCTGAAAAACTGGAACAAGTGGCCCGTGGAGAGCTAAAACGGCTGATTATTAACATGCCACCACGTCACACAAAGAGTGAATTTGCCTCCACATACTTTCCATCTTGGGTTTTGGGACGCAATCCGAAACTAAAAATCATGCAAATCACGCATACGGCAGAACTGGCCTTTCGTTTTGGTCGAAGAGTCAGAGATTTGATTGATTCTGAAGAATACAAAAGCGTTTTTCCCAATGTTGAGCTAAAAGCGGACAGTAAATCCGCAGGACGTTGGGAAACCAACGGTGGCGGTGAGGCGTTTTATTCCGGTATTGGCGGTGCGGTCACGGGCCGTGGTGCGGATATACTGGTTCTCGATGACATTCACTCGGAACAAGACGCACTGTCACCAACAGCACTGGACAATGCGTGGGAATACTATTCTTCTGGGCCAAGGCAGCGTCTACAACCCGGCGGTGCCATCATAATCGTGATGACCCGATGGGGGACCAAGGACCTGACAGGGAGACTGTTGTCAAAACAAACAGACGAGCACGCAGATCAGTGGGAAGTTGTAGAATTTCCTGCAATTATGCCCAGCGGAGAGGCTTTATGGCCCGAATATTGGACTGTTCCAGAGCTAGAAGGCGTAAAAGCGTCTCTTCCTGTATCGAAATGGGAAGCACAATGGATGCAAAAACCGACATCTGAAGAAGGCGCGATACTAAAAAGAGAGTGGTGGAAGCTTTGGGAAGAGGAACGCGTGCCCAATATGCAATTTGTCATACAAAGTTATGACACAGCATTCAGTAAGAAAGAAACCGCAGACTTCTCTGCTATTACCACATGGTGCGTGTTTTACCCCGATGAGGGCGGTGAACCGAACCTTTTATTGCTGGATGTACGTAAAGGACGTTGGAATTTTCCAGAACTAAAGAACATTGCGTTTGAACAATACGAATACTGGGAACCTGATATTGTGATTATTGAAGCCAAGGCCAGTGGTATGCCGTTGACACATGAATTGAGGCAAACAGGAATACCCGTGCTCAACTATTCGCCGAACAAAGGACAAGACAAAGTGGCAAGAGTCAATGCCGTTTCTCCTATATTAGAGGCTGGAATGGTCTGGGCCCCGGACAAAAGGTGGGCGGAAGAACTGATTGAGGAGTGTGCTGCTTTTCCTTTTGGCGACCATGATGATTTGGTGGATTCGACCACACAAGCGCTGTTGCGTTATCGACAAGGCGGCTTTATTGCTTTAGAATCAGATGAACTGATGGACAACGATTATAAACCCCCTAGAAAAGAATATTATTAATGGCAACAGAACAGGAAAAGACAGACAAAGAACTATTGGGCGCCTTTCTTAGACAGAGAGGTATGGATGAATCCATCACAGCCGGACCGGAAGAATACCGACAATTTGGCAGAGGCATTGCCAGAGGTTTACCGCTTATGGCTGGTCTGCCAGCGGACCTGGGCCAAGCAGCTTTAAAAATTATGTATCCCGAACAGTTTAAAGACGTAGAGTATTTTTCTGCGCCTTTTGGTGGAGAGTACCTTGCAGAAAAAATGGGACTGGGACGCGAAGGAGGTGGCTTAGAAGCACTTGGAGAAGTAGCAGGAGGCTTTGCCAACCCCGAGTTACTACTAAAAGCCGGTGTTTTGGGGATGACAACTAAAGGCGTGCCTTTTATTGAAAAACAAATTGAGCGAGCAATCAAACAAGGATTGCTTCCCAAAACAGCAAAGGCGGTAGGGGGAGCAGAAAGAAAAACTTTTAGAGAAGTTTTACAAGAAGCGGAAGAACAAAAGAAGTTAGCGGAAACACTAAAAGCTGAAAAAGGCAACCCGTGGGGAATTGCTCCCACTAAAATTAAAAAAATAGAAGATGTGGCAGACGACTACATTAGAGAAACCAGAGAAAAATTGTACGGAGGATTAGACGACCTTTCTAAAGCGGGTGTTTTATACAACATGGAAAAAGCCACTGACGCGTTAAAAGCGGAAGGTTTTATACCCTTAAAAGGGTTTAAGCCCGGCACAAACAACCCACAAGTTTTAGAAGAAGGAAAAGTTTATTTCTTTAATCGAGCACACGCTAGAGGAGACTTAAAAGACACACAAGGGTTTTCAACCAACCCTGATTTGGGAATGGACATAATAGTTGGCGGGAAAGACGGCATGGCAGACGCAGTGATGCAAATAACTATGGACCCAAAAATGGGCGACATTATTGATAATCCTTTTTATGTGGGTCAATTACGTTCTAACACTCCGGTCGGAGGACAAAGAGCAATAAAACAACTTGGGCCCATTTTGGATAAACTGAACATTGAAATCCATATGAACCCTGGTTTTATGTCAAATTGGAAAACACAAAGGCAGTCGGTATTAACAGAGCATTATGCAGAACTGGATAAAAACATGAGAGGCACACCCTATTCAGATAAATTTGCTAAACAAATAACTGACATGAAAGAGCGCTTGGCCAAAAAACCAGACACCTTTAATCCGAAACTTCATACAAGTAGAACAGAAAAGTTGAAGTCTTGGTACGAAAGAGTGGGAAACTTTGCCCCCGATGAGTCAACAGGAAGCTATGTAAGAAAAGCAGACTATGACCGCTACTTAGAGTGGCAAGCGAAACAAATACCTAAAAAGGGGATAGGTGGACTTATAGCCACGAACAATACTCGTTTGCGAAGACCCTAAAACTTATATAAACTACTTAAACACATTCGGAGAAATAAAATGGCAAAAGCCCCTAAAATAATCAAAGGCTTGGAAATAGAAGGCCAAGGTTCTGTCCCTTACGCAAAAACAACAGAAATGAAAACCAGCAAAGGACCACAGCCGGGCGCCGGAAAAGGTAAATCTAAAGGCGGTAGAGCCGCTGAAAGAGGCACCAACTTTACAGGCGTATACTAGAAACACATGGTAGATGAATTTAAACAGCCGACTAATATTGATCGGGTCACGGATCTTATTGACCTAGACATTGAGGCTGGTCAAGAGGTCGAAATCGAAGCACCTCTTCCGGAAGACATGGATATTGAAGTCAACTTTGCTCAAGACGGCAGCGCTGTTCTTGACTTCATGCCAGACGAAATGAACGTCGAGGCCATGATTCCATTTAACGCAAACCTTGCAGAATACATGGATGAGGGAGAACTCGGTGCATTATCGGCGCAACTCATGGGCGATTTTGAAGAAGATCGAATGAGTCGTGACGAATGGGAAGACACTTATGTAAAAGGACTGGACCTGCTTGGGTTTAGGTATGAAGACCGAGACAGACCTTTTCCCGGAGCCAGTGGTGTAACACACCCTCTCCTTGCTGAATCAGTCACACAATTTCAAGCGTCTGCCTTTAAAGAACTGCTTCCAGCAAGAGGCCCTGTAAAAACAGAAATCATTGGTGCGGCAACACCAGAAGTAGAAGCGCAGGCAGATCGTGTGCGCGAGTTTATGAATTATGAAATTACGTGTGTTATGGAAGAGTACACACCTGAGATGGACCAGTTGTTGTTTTATTTACCACTGGCCGGTTCTGCATTTAAAAAAGTTTATTACGATCCTTCACTGCAAAGAGCAGTCAGTAAGTTTGTTCCAGTAGAAGATTTGGTTGTGCCGTATGCGGCGAGTGATTTAGAAACATGCAGTAGAATTACACACGTCGTTAAAATGAACTATAACGAAGTTCGCAACCAACAATTGTCTGGATTTTATCGTGACATAGAAATTACACCAGCCTACAACACCACACAAACAGTGACGCAAGACAAAGTAGAAGAGATTGAAGGCATTAGTGGCGCGGGCAATGACATGATGTATGAATTACTGGAGTTTCATGTGGTCATGGAAATTCCGGGGTTTGAGGATCCAGACGGATTGCACCTGCCTTTTATTATTACAATTGACAGAACGTCGGGAAGAGTGTTGTCAATTAGACGCAACTACTATGAAGACGATCCACTAAAACAAAAAGTCACTTATTTTGTTCATTACAAGTTTCTCCCAGGACTGGGTTTCTACGGCTTTGGTTTAATCCACATGATCGGCGGTCTGTCCCGAACTGCAACAGCAGCGCTTAGACAACTCGTTGACGCAGGAACCCTGTCCAACCTCCCGGCTGGTTTTAAAGCCAGAGGCATAAGAATTAGGGATGATGAGACACCTTTAGAACCCGGTGAATTTAGAGACGTGGACGCACCGGGGGGCGCTTTAAGAGATTCTTTGATGCCTCTCCCTTATAAAGAGCCAAGTGGAACCTTATTCAATTTAATGGGCTTTTGTGTAGAAGCCGGTCAGCGCTTCGCTGCCATCACAGACATGCAAGTTGGCGAAGGCAATGAACAAGCGGCAGTCGGAACGACATTGGCACTCATGGAACAGGGGACCAAGGTCATGTCCGCGGTCCACAAACGACTGCATTACGCACAAAAAACAGAATTTAGAATATTAGCCAGAGTATTTTCAGAATATCTACCACCAGAATATCCGTATCAGGTTGTTGGTGGAGACCAGATGATAAAACAAGCGGACTTTGATGGTCGCGTTGACGTCATTCCAGTATCTGATCCAAACTTTTTCTCTTTTGCACAACGTATCTCACTTGCTCAACAAGAGCTACAACTGGTGCAAAGCAACCCAGAAATACACAACATGAAAGAAGCCTATCGCAGAATGTATACTGCGTTGGGATCGGAGAACATCGAAGCACTTTTGATGCCCGATCCACCTCCTCCAATGCCGGTAAGTCCAGCGCTGGAGAACGCTTCGGCAATGATGGGCGCACCTTTAACCGCTTTTCCAGACCAAGACCACGATGCGCACATAGAGTCGCACATTTCTTTTTTAGAAAACGCCATGGCAAAAATGAATCCAATGGTGTCTACAGCATTGTTGTCTAACATTTTTCAACACGTTGCGTTTAAAGCTGAACAGATTGCAGAACAACAATTACAACAAATGGCGCAACAAGACCCTCAATTGCAACAGCAACTGATGCAAGAACAACAGATGATGCAACAGTCAATGATGGCAGAACAACAGGGGATGCTTGCACCACCTATGCCGCCTAACCCCATGAGAGAGCAGCTTAAAGCACAAACCGAAGCCGGTTTACTTGACGATTTAATGCCGCGAATAAACGAAATTATGGCTGTGGCAGAAGGCAACGAGGGTGTATTGGCATTGAAACAAGAAGAACTTATGATAAGATCACAAGAGAACGAAGACGACAAACGCATCGCTGAAGAGAAACTGGAGCTTGAGCGTGAAAAAATGAACGTGCGGGAAGAAACCGACGAAGAGAAGATGAGAAGCCAAGAAGACATAGCAGCACTGAGAGCATCTATTTCTCGTGAAAAAATGGAACAAGCTAAGAAGAAATAATGGCAATATTACCAAAAAACCCACTCACAAACGAAAAGTTACTTCCTGACGATATTTCTATTAGGTCGTGCCCAAGTCCAGAAGAACATATTCAACTAGCAAATAACGATTGGATATTGGCCGGGGAAATTAAAGTAGGTGATGAAGTTATTACTTCAGAAGATCCTCAGAAAGTAACTTTTGCAAAAACAATTGAAGATAGTCCAAGACGAGAAGTTTTGTTTACAAAAGGAGACAGTATTGTAACATCACCTAGTCACCCTTATTTTGTAAAAAACAAAGGTTTTGTAGACGTAGAAGATTTGAAAGAAGGGGATGAAGTTGGGGACCTGATTGTTAGTGAAGTAAAACCTTTCTCCGATGGCCCTGTAATTCATATTTCAGTGGACAAAGTTCAAACTTATATGCTACGAGGCGGAACAGAAGAAAACCCTGTGCCTGCTTTGTCGCATAATAAATTACCACCACCCGAATCAAGAGACCCGGGCCAAGGCTTTAATTTTAGTGATTTTATGACTGCGGCCGATGCGGAAGAGCTTTTTAGAAACATGGACACCAGCGGGATTGAGGCCGGTGTTTTACAAAAAATGGGTGTTCCAGACTTTCTAACAAACACTCAAGTACAGGACGCCATAAACCAAGCTCTTGGAGCAACAGACTTTCTAAGCCAAGAAGACGTTGAAAGAATGCTGCAACAACAAATGAACAATCAAAACATCGATTTAAGTGATTACACAACAAGCTCAGATCTTTCTGGTTTTTTGACTCAAGAGCAGATTCAACAAATGATTGCAAACGCTCAGATGCAAGGCATGACCGAAGATCAAATTTTAAAGATGATTCAAGAAGTCACAGGCGGCCAAATGAGCGATGACGCTATAAGAGAACTTATAGCTGAAGCCGTGGCTGGAGCCGGAGGGCTTACCGAACAACAGATTCAACAAATGATTGATGCAGCGATGGGCGGAGGCATGACTGCCGAACAAATCCAAGACATTATTGCACAACAAGGATATTTAACAGAAGACCAAATTAAAGCCATGATGGGAGAGTCAGGGTATTTAGGACAAGAAGGAGTAAACGCCTCTGTTCAAGCGGCTCTCGATGCTGCACTAGGACAAGGCGGAGCAATCGATTCTGCTATTGCAGCCGCCATGCAAAACACCGGTACAAGTACAAACTATCCCGAATTAAATCCTATATATTCACCAGGAGGACCAAGGCCAGGTTTTGAATATGACATGGGTTTTGGAACTTGGTCTCCGTCTGCGCCACCACCAAATAATCCTTATGGAAACACAAACCCTTATGAATTAATGCTAGGACCCTTTGCTGGAATGACGCCTTTTGCTGGTGGAACCAAAACAGGAATTGAAACCATAGCGCCGCCTCAAACAACACCAATAATTATAAATAAAACACCTGACGGTATTCCAACCCAACCTTTAAAAAAAGAAATGGTTTACGGCGGATAAAGGAGAGAAATTATTGACAGCGTAGATTTTGCTTATAAACTATTGAAAGTAGTACGAGAAAAGCAAGAAAGAGTACAAACGATGATGCTTAACGGCGAAGTAAAAGACTGGGAGCATTATCGCAATTTAACAGGACAAACAGAAGCTTTGGCTTATGTTATATCTGAGATAGACACGTTACTAGATAAATCAGGAGATTAAACTGTGAGTGACGCCACCACCGCCCTTGAAGAGAAGTGGGCGCAAGAAGAGGCTAGTAAAGCGCCTTTAGAAAAAGCTTACGAAAAAATTGGACAAAAGAAAACGGATGAGGAGAAACTCAATCCAGAAAAACTTTCTTCCGATTTATTAAGCCAACTGCCTACTCCAACAGGGTGGAGAATACTCATTCTTCCCTATCGTGGAAAAACTCGAACAGAAGGCGGTATTTATCTCACAGAACAAACAGTGGAACGACAACAACTGTCCACGGTCCTTGGTTATGTGTTAAAGGTTGGCCCTTTGGCTTACCAAGACGAACAGAAGTTTCCAACAGGACCTTGGTGCGAAGACGGAGATTGGGTGTTGTTTGGACGATATGCCGGTTCTCGTTTTGATATAGAAGGCGGCGAAGTAAAAATTCTTAACGACGATGAAATCATCGCTAAAGTAGAAGACCCAGAAGCAATTCTGCATAATTATTAACATGAGGAGCAAATCATGCCAGCACAAGAACTGACAAAAACTGACGAAGAAAAAATGGTGGACCTGGATGTTTCCGGTCCTGCCGTTGACGTCGAATTACCACAAGACGGCGCTGTTATATCAGAGGTAGAAGAGGTAGAAACAGCCGAAGAAACCCCGCAACAAATTGAAGTTAAAGAAAAAGACGAAGACGAACTACAAGAATACAGTAAAAACGTTCAGTCTCGAATAAACAAACTCACCGGCAAACTTAGAGAAGCGGAACGCAGAGAACAAGCAGCAACTCAGTTTGCAGAAAGTGTTAAGCAAGAGAACGAAAAGTTAAAAACTAAAAACGTTGCCCTTGATGGAAACTATATGGTTGAGTATGCAAACAGAATTACAACCGAAACAGCGTCGGCAAAAGCAGATTTAAAATCAGCTACTGAAATGGACGATGTTGAAAAACAGGTTGAAGCACAACAAAAACTTGCAAGGCTGGCCGTTGAAGCACAACAGTTAAAAAACTTAAATACACAAAGGCAAGCCCGAAAAGAAGAAACTGTGTCTCCTAACATGACGCTTGACCAAGCCGTAGAACAAGCTAATACAAACCAACAACAAGTTGCTCCACCGGATCCAAAAGCGGAAGCGTGGGCAGAAAACAATCCTTGGTTTGGTGAAGACACCGCTATGACTATGACCAGTTTTGTAATACACAGGCAGTTGACAGAGGAAGAAGGGTTTGACGCAACTGAAGATCAGTATTATGATGAGATAGATAAACGAATGAGGGCAGAGTTTCCACATAAATTTGGAGAAGCTGTTCAAGAAGAAATCCGTCCCGCCCAAACGGTGGCATCTGCTACACGCAGTCCAAAAAGAGGGCGCGGCAAGAACACTGTGAGACTCACACCATCACAGGTTGCTATTGCTAAAAAATTAGGTGTGCCACTAGAAGAGTATGCAAAACACGTGAAGGAGTAAAGCATGACTAAAAAAACAGAAAACAACACTCGCGCTTCACGCGAGACCGATACTAGAGAAAAACAAGCTCGACGTAAACCATGGTCTCCACCATCCGCATTGGATGCGCCCCCGCCTCCTGAAGGCTATCGACATAGGTGGATAAGAACCGATGTCCGCGGACAATCTGACACGAAGAATATGTCAGCAAGACTCCGTGAAGGATATGAACCTGTGAGAGCAGATGAATATCCGGACTTCGAAGCTCCCACCATTGAAGACGGTAAACACGCAGGATGTATTGGGGTAGGAGGGCTGATATTGGCCCGTATACCTGAAGAAACAATCGAAGAAAGATCGCACCATTTTGATCTCAAAACTGAGGGACAAATGGACGCTGTTGACAACGATTACTTCAGAGACGGATCACATCCCTCTATGTCGGTTTCTAAACCAAATCGGCAATCTCGTGTAACATTGGGCGGTAAGAGAGCGGCTGATAAGGCTTAACTTTTATCGGTAATTTAATATCATCTTATTTAGAGGACTAAATAAAAATGGCTAACGTAGATAAAGCCTTCGGGCTTCGTCCGTATAAAGGACTTAATGTTGGTTCGGCTGTACAGCAAGCTAATAAGTATAGTATTGACCCTTCCGGATACGGTACAAGCATCTTTCAAGGTGACTTGTGCATATTCGCAGGCGGATATATTAACAGAGCAGCGGCTAGTTCAGCTAACATAGTTGGTGTGTTTTCACATTGTTACTATGTTAATTCCAGCGGAGAGCCTACGTTTTCGAATTACTACCCTGCAAGCACAACTGCACTCGGAAGTGGCGCTATAGATGTATTCATCTATGACGACCCTAATCAAATGTTTGTTGTACAAGCAGACGGCGCATCGGCTGTTACCTGTATAGGTAGAAATGCTGATACCGACGGAATTGGTGGTAGTACGACTACGGGCGTAAGCACTCGAGAGCTCGACTCAAGCACAATCGCCACAACTCAAGCTTTACAGCTTAAGATTGTTGGTGTGGTTCAAGATGATTCTAACGGAGATCTCACAGCGAATAATGCAAATTTGGTTGTAATAATCAATGAGCACGCTTACAGAGGTCCTGTGGCTGGAACTTAAGGAGTATAGATAATGGCAATAAGTAGAGCGCAACTCGTAAAAGAATTGCTACCTGGCTTGAATGCTCTCTTTGGACTAGAGTACGGCAGATATGACAACGAACATGAAGAAATTTATGACGTTGAATCAAGTGACCGCGCTTTTGAAGAAGAAGTTATGCTTACCGGTTTCGATGCAGCACCCGTTAAATCTGAAGGAGCAGGTGTAGCATTCGACTCAGCACAAGAAGCCTTTACCTCTAGGTATACCCATGAAACCATTGCTTTGGCGTTTTCAATTACTGAAGAAGCTATCGAAGATAATCTTTATGACAAATTGTCAGCAAGATACACTCGTGCGCTTGCAAGAAGTATGTCAAACACTAAGCAAGTAAAAGCAGCATCTGTCTTAAACAGAGCCTTTAACACAAGTTATTTAGGCGGCGACGGTAAAGAGCTTTGCGCAACTGACCACCCAACTGTAGGTGGCGCTAATTTGCGTAATGAACTTTCTACCTCTGCTGACCTTAACGAAACTTCGTTAGAGCAAGCACTGATTGACATTGCAGCATTTACAGATGAGCGTGGACTAAAAGTAGCACTTCAAGGAATGAAACTAATCATCCCTAAAGAACTACAGTTCACTGCTGATAGGCTCATGGAAACACCTGGTCGTGTAGGAACTTCTGATAATGATATAAACGCAGTACGCAACATGGGCATGGTCCCTGAAGGCTACGTCGTAAATCATTATCTTACTGATACCGATGCCTGGTTCATTAAGACTGATTGTCCAAACGGTTTCAAAATGTTTAACCGTTCGCCAATCAAGACTTCAATGGAAGCAGACTTCGATACTGGTAATGTTCGATATAAGGCACGCGAAAGATATTCGTTTGGGTGGTCTGACCCCCGAGCAGTCTTTGGCAGCCCCGGAGCATAAAGCTAAATATGGAACCCCGCCGCGGGTTTCTTACTCAACGCGGCACACTTTCTCTTTCTTTTTATATTTTTTCCAAGTAATATAGTTATTGTATCTAGGGATAACCTTGTCCTATCGACTGACCTAGCAGACAAGCCAAGACAATAGGACTTATTTTTTCAGGAGAAAAAATTATGGCAAAATCAACCTTTTCAGGTCCAGTTAAATCACTAGCTGGCTTTATTTCGGCAGGAAACGCTAACGTAGTTAGTCTAACTGCTGACACAACTTTGACTGTTGCAGCACACGCTGGGAAAGTCATAGTGACTAATGACGCAGACGGTAAATTTACTTTACCCTCTATTGTTGCAACTGCTCCAGGCAGTGACGACGATCCAAACCAAACCAATAACCTAGGCGCTACTTTTACATTTATAGTCGTTACCGCAGCAACAGATATGGACATCCTAACCGATGGAACCGATAAATTTGTGGGCGGTCTTTACACCGGAGTTACTGATGCAACAGGGAAGACTTTTATCTCTGGTGCGAGCAATGATGTTATCACTATGAACGGAAGCACTAAGGGCGGACTTGCTGGTAGCATTGTAAAAGTAACTGCAATGGCTTCTGCTAAGTATGCGGTGGAAGGAATCATACTTGGTTCAGGAACACTAGTTACTCCATTCGCTGACGCATAAGGAGGTAAACCATGGCTAATACAGTCACAGGCCCTACCATTCAATATGACTATGACAAAAAACTAGTTGTTTATTGTTCAGTTTTATCAGACGGAAGCGCAAGTAGCACAACGTTGGTCGATGTTTCAGCATTGACAAAAAACAACGGAAAATCTTGCGCTCACGTTGCACTGAGTAAAATCTGGTACACAGTAGGCGGAGGAACAGATGCTCCTGCTTCCCTAGATTGGGATGCAGACACTAACGTTACTTTCTTAACGCTTTCTTATGACAATATGTTTGACTTTAGTTCTATTGGAGGATTGGTTAACACAGAAGCGACGGGATACAGTGGAGACGTTCTTTTCGTTATTCCATCAACTTCCGATGCAGGAAATGAATACACAGTCTGGTGCGAGTTCATAAAATACTATGAAGCACCTAATAATTAGAGGTAAATTATGCCAGGACTAGGAAGAAAAAGAGAAATGATACGAAAAGGCCAAGACTGGACCCAAGAAGGCTCCGGCTACACAGGCGGCAAAAAAGTTAAAGGCTATAAGAAGGGCGGAAAAATCCCGGGCTACATGGGAGGCGGCGGCGTAATGGGAATGGAAACTTCTTATAAGAAAAAAGACCGTAGGCCGTAATCATGGCAACTTCAGGGACAACCGCGTTTGACCTGAACGTTGATGAGTTAATCGAAGAAGCTTTTGAACGTTGTGGTCTGGAACTTAGAACGGGCTATGATTTAGAAACAGCTAGGCGTTCTTTAAACCTTATGTTTGCCGATTGGTCAAACAGAGGGCTTAATCTTTGGGTTATAGAAGAAAGAACGGAGTCTTTAACAGAGGGCACTGCTAGTTATGATCTTGACGTCGACTTAGTAAATGTTTTGTCAGCGGTTATTAGAACCACTTCTGGAAGCACCACAACTGATTATCAAGTAAATAGAATTAGCAGAAGCGATTATCATTATTTGCCAGATAAAAGCATAAAAGCGAGGCCAACTCAGTTTTATGTAGAAAGATCTATAACACCTAAACTGTATTTGTATCCAGCACCTGAAAACTCAACCGATGTCTTTAGGTATTATGCACTTACGAGAATACAAGACGCGGGCGTGTTTACAAACACACTAGAAATCACTTTCCAGTTTCTCCCCGCTATGGTTGCAGGTCTTGCGTACTATGTTGCCATGAAAAGAGCGCCTGAAAGAATACAACTTTTAAAACAGGTGTACGATGAAGAATGGCAAAGAGCTTCTTTAGAAAACATAGACACTGTAAGTTCTCGTTTTCTTCCATCTAGGACAGTTATATAATGGCGTTTGCAAGTGGAAAAAGAGCTTATGGAATATGCGACATATCGGGTTTTCGTTATCGTTTAAGAGACATGAAAATGACTTGGGATGGTTTTTTGGTTGGCCCCGATCAGTGGGAACCTAAACAACCTCAACTAAACCCTCCGCATTTCTCCCCTGATGCAGAAGCAATAAGAAATCCAAGACCCGCTAGAACTGAGCCGGTTGCAGAAGCCTTATTGACAAACAACCCCTTTTTATCTACAGCCAGTAGTGCTGTAGTAACTGTTTTTGAGGACGACCATGGAAGAACAACGGGAGACAAAGTTAGGTTTAGAGGAACTTCTCCTTTTGCTGGGCTCTCTTCGTCTGCTTTAGAAGACCCTGACGGTTATTCAATTACAGTTATAAACACAGACACCTATAGCTTTAGCGTTTCTTCGGGAACCGCGGACAGTGCTACAAGAGGTGGCGGTGGTTTTGTTTCGGTAGGACCTGCTCAGACGCTTTTGCCCTTAAACCCTTTTCGAGCACTTGCCTCTGGAGAAAATGCAATTGTTCAAGCCACCGAGTTTAAGCACAATAGAACAACCGGGGACACGGTTCGTTTTCGTAAAACCGAAGCCTTTGACGGAATAACAACCACTGTACTTGAGGCTTCAAGTGGATATACAATAACAGTTGTAGATGACAACAATTATAAATTTACTTCAACCGGGACCGCAACAACGGGAAACGTTAGCGGTGGCGGTTCTACAACAACGGCGGGACCAACAACATGAGTTTTACATACAGTGGATTAAAGACATCGATTCAGAATTACATGGACAATTCTGAAACTACTTTTGTTAATACGCTCGATACATTTATTCAAGAAGCGGAAAACCGTATATTCAACACAATTGAATTAAATGTTTTTCGCAAAAACGTTACAGGCACGGCCGCTTCTGGAAACACTTATCTTTCTGCGCCGACAGATTTTGTTGCACCTTTAAGTTTAGCTGTTTTAGACAGCAGTAATAACTACACATACCTTTTACTCAAACACCCAAGTTTTATGAGAAGCTATATAAAATCAGCAGCAACAACGGGAGTGCCTAAATATTACGGACAATTTGATGACGACACATTTATTTTGGCGCCAGCGCCAAACGCAAACTTGACTTTTGAACTGCATTACCTATATGAGCCAGCGTCTTTGACAACTAAAGGAGACAGTGGAACAACTTGGGTTTCCACCAATACACCTAATTTATTGTTGTACGGAAGTTTAGTAGAAGCCAGCATTTTTATGAAGCAAGACTTAAACGAAACAAATATGTTTGAACAGCGTTTTCAAAATGCTTTGGCAAACGCGATAACTTTAATGGAAGGAAGGGCTACAAGAGACGAAAACCGTTTTGACAGACCAAGAGGTTTTGTCTCTCCTAAACAACAACAACAATAAATGTTAGAAAACAAACTAAAAGGCAAGAAGATTGCCATAGTTGCCATGGGCAGAAGTCAATTAGACTATCATTTGTCCATTAGCCATAGTCAAGAATACGACGAAGTTTGGGCCATAGGCTCAATGTCCGCTGTTATAAATCCAGACAGAGCTTTTATTATGGATCCGGCAACAAGGTTTTTTGACACTTTTGATGCAGGACCTCAAACCCACGTTATGCGCAGAACACTGCCAAGACTAGACATTCCAATTTATTCTTGTGTAGAAGACAACCGCGTTCCTGGAATTGTTTTATATCCTTTAGAAGAAGTCATTCAAAAAACAGGGTGCGCTTATTTTAATAACTCAATTGCATACGCCATTGCTTATGCGTTGTATCAAGAAGTAGGATCTATCAACATGTTTGGAGCAGATTTTACATATAAAACCAACGTGCATTTTGGAGAAATGGGGCGAGCGTGCTGCGAGTTTTGGTTGTCTAAATGTATTCAAAAAGGAATAGATGTTGCGATTGCACCAAGCTCTTCGTTACTAGATACTAACGTGTCTACAAAAGAAAAATTATATGGATACCATAGGCTTGATGATCCACCTGTGGTATATTTAGACAAAGGTGAACTAGTTGTTGGAAACCTTTCAGAAGTTTTAAAAGAGAAACCACTTACAGGACTTTCGGGAAGACAGGATATTGTTGGTCCACCAGAACCAGAGAAATATTAATGGAAACTGATTCATTTAAAATCTCCATAGGAAACCTTGGAGTAAAAACAACACATGGTAGAGGCCATACAGTAGAAGAAGTTGCTGAAATGGCTACTAATAAATTGGTTTCGGTGAGCGACACAGCGCCGGAACCAATCAAAGCGCAAGCCCATGCCTTCAGAAATTCGTGTCAAGTTATTATTGCTCATTACATGCGTGAGGCAATTAAAAACCACATGTGTACGATAGGCAATCAATTAGAAGCGCAAGGACATAAAGACCTTGCGGAAATTATTAGGAGGCTATAATGGCTATAACACAAGCGATGTGTACTTCTTTTAAGAAAGAACTTCTTGAAGGCACACATAACTTTAAAGCATCTGGAGGAAACTCCTTTAAGCTTGCTTTGTATACTAGCTCCGCGACCATGACGGCAGCAACTACGGCATACTCAACTTCGCAAGAAGCATCAGGAACGAACTATACTGCGGGTGGAGCAGCTTTAACAAACGTCAACCCTACATCATCAGGAACAACTGCGTTCACTGATTTTGCTGATTTGACTTTTGGAACAGCTACTGTCACTGCGAGAGGTTGTATGATTTATAATGATACAGCCAGTGGTGATCCAGCAGTTGCAGTTTTTGATTTTGGTGGAGACAAAACAAGTACAGCAGGTAGTTTTACAATATCTTTTCCAACCGCAGACGCAAGTAACGCTGTTATTAGAATAGCGTAAACCAGTTATGTCTGGTTGGGGTCGGTCCACATGGGGCACTGGTCCTTGGGGTGAACCTGCAGTCGTTAGTGTTACAGTTAATGTAACAGGCGTTGCGGGAACAACTGCACTAGGAACAGAAACCGTTAGTTGTGATGCTAATGTCGCAGAGACAGGTGTCGCTGCTACGGGTGCTATTGGCAGTTTAACTGTAACAGGTGTCGCTAATGTTACGGAAACAGGAGTGGCTGGAACAGGTGCAGTTAGCTCATTAACCGTAACAGGTGTCGCTAATGTTACGGAAACAGGAGTGGCTGGAACAGGAGCAGTAAGTAGTTTAACTGTTACAGGTATAGCTAATCTTTCTGTTACAGGACTAGCGGGAACCACCGCTTTAGGTACTGAAACTGTTAGTGCCGATGCAAATGTCAGTGAAACAGGAGTAGCTGCTACTGGTGCAATAGGTACAGTTATTGCTAATGGTGTAGCTCTTGTTGGTGTTAGTGGTACAGCATCTACTGTTGCGCAAGGCGATGAAACAGTTACTTGTGACGCAAATATTTATCCAACAACAGTAGCTGGAACAGGAGCGATTGGCTCTTTAACAATACAAACACAAAATATTGTATCTATAACAGGGCTAGCTGGAACATCGGGGCTTGGATCAATAACTGCCGCTGGACGCGCCAATATTGATCTAACTGGATTACAAGGAACTGGGGCTATTAGTCAATTATTGGTTTGGGGACCAATAATTCCAGGACAAGATGCTGAATGGGCCGTAATTGATGATTCTCAGTCCCCAGATTGGACAGATGTTGCGGCATAATAATATAAAGACTATAATCAATTAAATAACGGAGGCGTTTAGTGGCAACATATGTAAACAATTTAAGACTTAAAGAAATAACTACAGGGGATGAATCAGGTACTTGGGGTACAAGTACCAATACAAATCTTGAGTTAATCGGAGAAGCGCTTGGTATAGGCACTGAAGCCATAACTACCAATGCAGACACACATTCAACTATTGTAGCAGATGGTCTAGCTGATGCAGGCAGAGCCATGTATCTTAAATACACTGGTACGTTAGATTCAGCTTGTACGATTACAATTACTCCAAACACCATGAAACGAGTTCAAATAATTGAAAACGCTACCAGTGGATCGCAAAATATTATTATCTCACAAGGCTCTGGAGCAAATGTAACGATTGGCAGTGGTAAAGTAGCAATAGTACAACTCGATGGTGCTGGTTCTGGAGCAGCAGTATTAGATGTTTTAACTGATCTACAAGTTACAGATACTTTATCGGTTAATGGAACAACTATAACTCTTGGCGATGGAACAGCAGAAGATACAAAACTTGTATATGACGGAAATGCAAAAGACTTTTATATTGGCTTAGACGATTCAGCCGATAAATTAGTGATTGGTGATGGTTCAACAGTAGGAACAAACAGTATTCTTACTTTAACAGACGATACTGTAACCATTGGTGACGGAGCAGCAGTTGACACCGCAATAGTTTTTGACGGAAATGCACAAGATTTTTACATTGCACTAGATGATTCAGCCGATGATTTACTTATTGGCCTAGGTTCAACAGTAGGCACTACACCAATTATTTCTGTCGATGAGAATAAAGATGTAGCGATTCCAGATGGCGGATTAACCATTACGACAAGCGATAATACCGATCAGCTTTCTCTTGTTTCAACGGATGCCGATGCTAACAGTGGTCCAAACCTTAGAATGTATCGAAACTCAGGTTCACCAGCAGATGGCGATGTATTGGGTGCTATTGAATTTGAAGGTCGAAATGATAATTCAGAAGATATTAAATATGCAGAGCTTTTTGCTGAAACTTACGATGTTTCAGATGGCACAGAAGATGGACGATTTTTTATAAAAACAATGGTTGGCGGAAGTTCTACCCATAGAATGTATATGAATTTCAATGAAACTAATTTCAATGAAGGTGGCGCAGATGTAGATTTTAGAGTTGAAGGAGATACTGATGCAAACCTTTTATTTGTTGATGCTGGTAATGATAAAGTTTATATAGGTGCTGCTACTGGTGATGGAAAATTTGAGGTTGAAAATGGAACCGCGGGCAATTGGACTGGTTTATTTGATAATACAGCCAGTGGTGGTGCAGGTGTATTAATCAAAAGTGCTGGCGATACTGGAAGTGAAAATTTATTAGATGTTAGAAATGGAACTGGAACTGTATTCAAGGTTGCTCAAGCGGGTGCTACTGTAACAGTAGGCAATGCAGAAATAGCAGACCCAACAATACTTATAGATTCTGCAACTGGTGGTGATCCACAACTTCATTTTGATACGAGTGCCGCCAATAGATCAGCTCTTATCAAATTTAAAGATGAAGGCACTATTCATGGTTTTATTGACTATATACATAATGGGGATTTAATGAACTTTGGTTCTAACTCATCTACGGGTATAACCGCGACCGTTGGAGACGGAGTATTCTTTGTCGGTGCTACAGCAGCCGTTGATGGAGAAAGAGCAGCCATATCAAAAGAGGGAACTTGCAAACTCTTAATACATTGCACAGAAAACTCCAGTGCGAGAGATGCAGTAATTTCTTTGCACACTCGAAATGGTGGCTCACAAAACAGAATCAACTTTTTAGATGGTGCGGGTGCTGGCAGTGGTCAAGGTCAGTTTTATTACAATCACGATGGAAACACGATGTATTGGATAACAGGTGGCACAGAGAACATGACACTCGACAGCTCTGGTAATTTAACCATTCAAGGTTCGTATTCACCATCAGACGGAAGATTAAAAAAGAATGTTGAAGATTTCTCATACGACATTGAAAAATTCAAAGCGTATTCTCCTAAAATTTTTGATTGGATAAACCCAGAAGAACATGGCGGTAGAACACAGCAAATCGGATTCATTGCTCAAGAACAAGAAGCAATCGATGAGCGTTTTGTTGAAGAAGTCGAGACCGATGCAGACAGAAAAGATACAAAACTTTTGGATACAATTACTAAACAAGATGGCGATGTAAAAGGCATCTCAAAAACATCTGAATTTGTGCAGAAGGACAGTATGTATATCTCAGTTATACAGCAATTAATTGGAAGACTAGAAGTTGCTGAAGATCAAATTAACGAATTAAAACAACAAGCACACGATAAGTGCGAAAACTAAGAGGAAAATAAAATGGCAATTTCATATACATGGAATGTT